GGCGAAGACTGGATATTATTCCCAGATGCGGCTAATTTAGGACACGCATATGTTTACAGATATGGTCGCGTACTTGGCGCAATTTCAGCCGATGTAATTGACTTAGGTACTACTATTGGACAGAAGCCTGTCTACTATTCTGTTGACGGCATTGTCAGAATTAGCGATGCTAATTTCGGGGCTAACAATTCAAACAAGTGGCACGGCTACATTAAACGTACTCATTTTGACGGCTTAACTCCAGGTGGAAGTGCAGACGACTACGACGACTGGTATACGAAAAACCAAACGCTAGCACCTCCAACTCGCGGTGTTTTCGGCGGGATAACAAAGGTAAAGATTTTATCCGCAAACGGTACTGACTCAACTATACTTACTGAAACTGGTGCATTTGTCGACATTGAGGACGAAATCGACTCAGGTGAATATGTTGCTGGAAATATAAACGAAACGCTAACGGTAGCGATAAATTCATGGACTAATTCCGACTCTGTTGTGACTGATGCGGTTACTGACTGGACTGGCGACACTGTATATTTAGCTCCTGTTGCTGGTTATGGTTTCAACGTCGGAATAACTACTTCAGCTTCTGGAGGTACTTGGGCTGCTGGCGATTATGAATTAGCTCAGACATTTATATACGACGGGAATCAGGAAAGTTTGCCGTACAAGATGGATGGTACGGATATTTCTGTTGTAGCAGACGACTTGATGACAATTACTGTCTCAGCAAATTCACCTTACAATCCGAGAATTACAGACGCAAGAATCTACATTAGACTTGCTGACTCTGACAACAGTTGGGCTTTACTTACTCATATTTCGCTAAAAGAGGGTTGCATTTCAACTCTCGGCTCTGAATATTCTGGCTCGAATTTGTGGGGAATTGGCTCAAGCGCTCTTACCTTAATGTTAGCATCTTGCATTTCCATCAGTGAGAATGTAGAAACTTACGAGACTCTTAACGGGTTTTCCCCAGACCAACAAGATATAGCTATTGGCGATGACGGGATGGGCTATAAGTGTGCTTGTATAGCAGGTAATAGAAAAGCATATGTAGCGAATGTTAGAATGACTGACTCTGACGGCGAGACTGTAACTCGTGGCGACTTGATGCTGAAGTCTAGACCTAGCCGCTTCGACACGTTTTTATGGGAAGACAGGGTTGAGGTAGCAATAAACGACGGTGACGAAATTACCGCACTCATTCACTTTGCTGACCGAATACTGCAATTCAAGTCTAAAAAGTTGTATATTATAAACGTCAGCCAAGACATCGAATTTCTCGAAAGTCAACATCAATTCATGGGCATTGAAGGTTTATGGCAGGTTGCGATGACTAATATTGGGCCAGTGTGGTTTAACGAGAATGGCATATTTTTATACGACGGTAGTAAAATCATCAACATCTCAGAGGACATTAAGCTCAAACAAGAGAAGTTGAATTGGACTTCATACTATGCAAACATTGAAGACGTTGCAATAAGTTACATAGCTAAAAAGGAACAGGTTTTTATATATCTGAACACTTCGGGCGACACGCTATATAGCGACGTATTAATATACGACATTAAAACACAGTCTTTCGTCACTGGTTACCGGAAGCTACTTAACGGCGTAGCTCTCAGTAAGGCAACCAACCTCATTAACGACTGGAATGACGACGTTGTATATGCAGGCTTTGGCGACGACAACCCACTATTAAACTACCCGTCGAATAAGACTTTCGATTCCGATATTACTGGCTGGAGTTATTATACTTTTTTAAATTATGTCCCAGACAATTTCCAGATAGATAACGCAACATTCGGCGTTGCGCAAGGTTCCTTATATTTTAGAGATATTGTAAACTCAAGCGGTAAAATTTATCAACATACAAGGACTGATGCTCCAATAGCTCTTGAGCCAGGAACCTATACGCTTACATTCTGGCTAAAGGGAGTTAACCTTTCTTCTGCCGGTAATTCCTGGGTGAGAGTATTTTTTACCGAAGAAACTGGCGACCCACCAGGCGGAGGTGTTGAAATATCGAAAGTTTCCGCATCGGTAGCCGACAATATAGGGAATGCCTACACTTCTGGGAGTTATGGTTGGATAGGTGACGTTGTTGGTCAGAGTTATAGTTTTACATTCACTATTTCGGGTACGCATTCGGCGGCATATCTTTGTTTCCAGCTAGGTAGAATACAGGCCGTAAACGGATATGCTGGCTTTTATCTTGACGACATCTCGTTTGATGTTGCGGCTAATGTTTATTTTAGAAAGTGGAATCCAGAACCAGCATTAAATGCAGATGACAGTCTCGAATTAATAAGTCGCGCTGAAGACTTCGGTACGCCAGACGTTGACAAGTATGCCTACAAGGTCAATATTACACACAACAAAAGCACGACTACTACCGCAGTATTAGCCTTGTATTATAAAGTTACTGACTTTGACGACACGACTACTGGTTGGGCTGAAGTAGCTGAATTTGTCGACAATAACGGTGACATGAAATTGCAGGAGTTTGAATTTAGCAGTCGCGTTGACGACTTCAAGTCAATGCAGTTAAAAGTTGCTGTCAAAACTACTGGCAACATACAAGCCGACTTCGCAATAGACGAGGTTTCGGTAGTTGTCAGGGATAAGGTAGTCGTATAATGCGCGACAAGCTCAAAAACTTACTCCATTCAAAAAGCGAGCGCACAGTAGTAAAGGTCGGCGCTCCAGTTGTTAGTGGAATGCGCGAAGGAGTTGTCGAAATTCGAGACATTAAAGGTCGCGGTTTATACTTGTGCGTGAAAAATAACTCAATACTATACAGTATAAAACTTGACAAAGGTATTGTCTAAGTTTATATTAACTAAGGAGAATTAAAATTGGCCGACAAAATAAGATATTCGATAAGCATAACTCCAATTGAGGAATTAACAAGTAGCGAGGACTCGTCTACTAATGACATTTTGTCCCCAGTTACTGGAAAAAGTTTAGGTGGAGGGAATGTGCTCGACTTGACTGGCTCTATTGACGGGTCATTTGGCTACGACTCTGGGACTCCAGCTTACCTTTCTGTCACTTCTGGCGGTGTTGCCTTAAATGCTGACTCTGCCGAGAGGCGACTAATTCTTATCAAGAATACTGGGAGTGAATTTGACTCTGCTACCGTTTTAGGCGCGGCAATAACCAAGAAGTTTACAGTAACAGTAGGCGGTAAAATAATTGCACAACTTGGCTCTGGTGACTTAATGGTGTTACCTAACTCTGGTGGTGGCGCTAACGACTTGGACACCGCTGAATTTACGTTAACGGCAGAAGACTCGACTAATATAGCCTGTGAATTCTTAGCAGTGACACTGTAATTAAAATGACAACCCCCTTGCTAAATTTAAATCTTTTAAAGAATTAATTATATTAATTAATATAAGAATAATATGAGCTTTGTCAAGGGTTATTTTAAAAAAGAGGTAAAATATGTCTGATGCGTATTCAGGTTTCGTAAAATCGAGGGCTAGACTGTCCAATATGGAGACTAGGCGAGCTTACGAGGAGCGCGAAGCCGACAAAGCTGAGAAGATGGCATACATCGGTCTTGCCGGGAAAGGCTTGACGGCTGCTGCTAGTATTCGTAGAAATGTAGTTAGCGACAAATTTCTAGGCCAAAAGACCGAGGAAGGTTTGCAGAAGTTTACGATGAAAACGGATGGTGGTTTCGGTGCTGCTTTAAAGCGAGCTTATTTGCCTACCGAGAGTGACTATGAGTTGACTAGTGCTGGGATGAAGGAAATGACTCCAGTTGACGTTGAGAAGTTTGAATTAGATGCGATTCCCGGGAAAAAAGGTATGTCAGTTTCTACCGGAAGTATAAAAGATACTGGTGTATTTAAAGACAAATTCCTCGCTGACAAGAAAAAGGATTTTAAGTTGCAGACGACTGACCCTGATATTCCGCCAGTAGGTCGCGAAGGAAGGCCGTTCACTACTACAAATTCTGAGGCTGTATTTAGAGGTGCTGAAAAAGCGCATGAAGCTAAAAATATAGTTGATGTAACATCTCAAGCTAGAGGGTATGACGCAATTAGCAAGTCAGGACAGCGACTATCAGACAAAGTATTTGCCGCAAAAGGTGGCGTTTCGATAAAAGAAAATATTGTAACAAAAGCATTTGGCGGGCCTGAAGCCCCTAAAGCACTTGACGAATTAACTTCAAAAGTGTCACTTCTTGGCGACAAGGCTGGTGCAATTACTAAAAGTTTAGGGCCAGCAGCTAGCGCGTTAAGTATCGGCTCAGATATTTTTAAAGGCACTACGGCAAAGACTGGGGCTGAACGAGACAAGGCTTTAGGCGATGCGGCATACACGGGAGCTGCATTAGCTGTAAATGCTATTCCTGGAGTTGGCCAGATTGCAAGTCTTGGAATGACTATAGGAAAACCACTTTTTAATATGTGGAGGGACAGATAATGCCTTTTGAAAATACTTGGCTAGGTAGAGCATTTAAAGGTGGCACAAGTCTTAGTGGTGGGAACTACATGGGTGATGTCAGGGGTAGTGATGTTGACTACGAAACTGATGTAAAATCATTCGAGACATTCCAGAAAAGCTTCGGGTTACTTAGCGACCGCCTTGGTGAAATAGGTGGTGAATTTGAACAGCGAGGACAGTTCGCTGAAGAGGCTTCGGCGCTTGAGAGACAAGGAATTACAAGACAAGGGCTTTCGAGCCTTTCTCAGTCTCAGGAAGCTGAGGGCAGGACGGGTTTTGCAACTTCAGGCGGTGCCGAACAGGCTGTCGAGGATACCCGAGCTGGCTTTCTTGACCAACTTCGGGGCAATTCACTGTCGTTAATGCGCGAGAAATTCAACCTAGGGCTTCAGGAAAAAGAATCGCGATTCGGGATGCAGACTAACATGTTAGACCTGTACGCTAACTATCAGTCTGGCAGAATCAATTTAGACGCAGACGCTATGGGTGGTTTTGACATCGATAAAGAAGTGGGGTTAGGATAATGGCTAGAGCTAGCAATGTAGAGCTAATTCGTTCTATTGGAAGTATTGTCGGTGATGTATCGGGAATGTTACAGGCGACTCCTCAAGAGTTGCAAGCTGCCAGAATTGCCGCTGACGAAACTTCACAGACTCGTACTATGGAATTTCAGGAAGAGATGAAGGAAGTCGATTTCCAGAATCGAATGTTAGCTGACGAAGTACAGCGACGGGGTGATGAATTTGAAGACAATGCTAAGTTGATAAATGCAGCTAAGTTGGACATGGCTAACAGGGGAGTTAATTACGAGGCATTTGTAGCTGATGGCGGAGTTACCGAGAAACAAAATAGTTTAGTAAATGTTATCAATCGAAAGTATGACAACGCTCTCGGTATTAGCGAAATGCAACTACAGAAACAAAACGACGAGTTGTCACATATGATAAACGTACTCGGTCACGACACGCAATTGCAGAACGAAGCTCGCGGCGTATTTGACATGGCTAGAGTTCTTGAAGAAGGTGGCGACGACTTTACAATATCTAAAGAAGAATGGGAACTAGCTGGCGACAAGCTCACGGGTGACGAATACGGATATACAGCCGAAGATGTCGAGCGATTGAAAACACTTATGGCGCCTCAGTATGATGCTCAAATGCAGAGATTCGGCGAGCAACTTGACCGAAGTAAAACTGTCGCTGAAAAAGAAGGCATTAAATCTCGAACCGAATTAACTAAAGTGCAGACTGAAAAGTTAAGAGATGAGATAGATGCGAAAGCTAAACTTGACGAATTCCGCAAGGCTGGCTACAAAACAGAGGAAGAAAAGAGTGAATATTTTGTTAGTAATATAGATGCAATTGCCCAAAGCGTTACCCTTAATGATGAAGATGACCAAAAAGAATTCAATACAGTACTTGGTCAAATAAAAGAGATAAATCGAAAAGGAATTGACCCATCTTTAGCTTCTGATGCAATAGAAAGTAAACTTGATATTTTAATCACGGGTAAAGATTGGGGAAGTACTGGCTGGAATGATGCTATTCTAAATGAATTTTTAGCCAGTGACAATCCTGATGAATTCTTGTTAGAAAAGAAACTCGATTTTAACGGTAGAGATGGAAAGTCTGACCCTAAGAATCAGCGATATGATGCGATAATTAAGCTTCACTCACTGAATCGAATTCTTGATAAAACTCAGGAAGTAGGTTTAGCTGATGGTAGTATTGAATTGAATCTTGAAGGAATGGGCGATGCGGATGTCGAAACGACTGTTGTGGAAGATATAATTCCAGCTAAAGTAGATTCTAGCGAAGAAGTTGTTGTCTCTGATGAATTAAGAGTTGAGATAAGAGCAATGGATAGTGAAATCTCATCAATAAGGTCAAGCATAGAGGGTCTAAAAAGGAGTAGAAGTCAAAGAGGAATTGGCGATTTATACAAAAGAGAAAAGAAATTAAAATTGGCAAGAAAAGCTAAGAATGAAATTCTGAAATCAATGACGAAAAAAGAGTCAAGAAAAGTAGCTAGAAGAAAACAAAAACAAGCTCAATAAATATAACAGGCGTGGGTTCACGCTCGAAAGGATTAAATCATGCCCACAGAAGCCCAAGTAAGACAGTCTGTGCTTAGTGCGTACAAAGCAAAAGGTTACAGCAACCCTCCAGAAGAAAATGTACAGGCGTCCATAGACCAGTACTTTAAAAAATCTACAAATAATACAAACTTCTCTCGCGGAAAAGCACTGTATGATAAATATGGTGACGAAGCCGCGTCTGGTTTTACTGACCAACTAGCATTTAATCTTAGAAACCATGCTCGCGAATTTAAATCGGGTACTGTCGGTATGGTAGGTTATTTAGCTGGCGCTCTAGGGTTGGACAACGCCTCTATAATCGACTACTCAGAAGAATTGAGAGCTGACGGACAGAGAGCAATGCAAGAAGAAGTTCGTAACGACGTACAGTTGCAAGCCCTTCTAGCGTGGCAAGCTGACGACCCAGTGACATTCACGGGTGAGAATGCCAACTTCTGGGAATGGGCTATGATTAAACGCGGAGCCGCATCTGCACTTCCTTCTATTATTGAAATGACTGCAACTTCAGCAATTGGTTATTTGACGGGCTTAGGTGGCGTTGCATTAGCTAGTAAATTAGGCAAAGGTGTCAGTGCTTCGAGTAAGGCTTTGAAAGCTACTAAGGCGTTGAATGCGACTGAGCTATCTTCATTAGCTACCGCTTTTAAGGTTGAATCTACTGTCGAGAACGTCGCGTTAGCGATGACTAAGCGCGGCATATATGATAAGACCTCTAAGGGTTTAGCTATGGCCGGAATGACGGGCCTGGAAGGTTCTAGTCAATATAATGAGGCTATGCGCTATCTAGTAGACGAGGAAGGTATGTCAGTCGATGAAGCTAGTGACAAAGCTGGCCTTTCAGCCGTCATGTATGCACCAATAGCCGGAGCGCTAGAATACCTACCTATGGGACACTGGGCTAAAGGATTAGGACTGTGGAAAAAGGGAGCTAACGAAGGTACTAAAATATTCGCACGGTCAGCAACTAAATTATCTAAAAAACTAGCCGAACAACAATTACCAGTCAGGATGATAACAGGTGCAGTCAAACAAGCAACTATGGAAGCGACCACTGAGTGGACTCAATATATGGCTCAAGTTGCTATGGATGAAGCTTTTGTTAAAGGCGATTACGACACACCCGAACAAGCACTAGAAGCAATCACGGCTCGCTGGAAAGAGTCGAAGTTTAATGCTGAAGCTAGAGAGTCAATTTACGGCGGGTTCTTGATGGGTAGCGGAATGGGAGTATTTACCCCAACTGACGGAATCGCTAAAGAGGCTAAAGATACTGAGACATTAGCTGGTCAAGCAATGGCTGCCGCCGAGGAAGCTATGCGTCCCGAAGCTTCAGCAACTACAGTAGAAGCCGAAGACATTCTGAAAAAAGCTAGTGAGGCAGAATCAGAAGAAACATTTACTTCTGGCGTGACACCCGAAACTGAAGAAGAGCGTGGACAGCGAATTGCTGAAGAGAAGGCAACTCAGGCTGCTGAAGCTATTGAAGGCGAGCAACAACCCGACGTTCCAGATGTCGGCGACACTCAGCGACCTGGAAAGAAAAAAGCTTCAAATGCAAGAGGCGAAGCGGCATCTTACAAATCTCAGATATTAAAGAATCCCAATACTACGGCTGAAGAAAAAGAAGAGGCTGAAAAGGCTTGGGAGCTTGGGAAGGGTGACAATTCTAAGTGGGGTCAAATTTCTGAAGACCTTGGTTTTATGGCTGGTAAAATTCGCGAACGAGGAAAAGATGTCAAGGATGAAAATGCAGAGTTAACTCCAGCTGAACAGGAAAAGTTAATCGAATTAATTGCCGACCCTGAGATGAAATCAGTTGATAGGTCTGCTATGATGTTAGAGCCTAAAGAACAGCGAAAGCTTATGGCTGATTTAGATTCACCTATATTTGAGAAGGAAAAACCAGCCGAACAAGCCGGATATGAACTTGATAGAAAAATAACAATCAAAGCGATGCGTAAGGTTGCTGAAGATAATAAAATTGATATACCTACTACTCTAAAGCTTAAAAAAGATATTGCTGACCATATTGATTCTGAGTTAAAAAAGCTTTCTGAAAAGCCTAAAGTTTCAGATAAAAAAATTAAACCTAGTGAGATAGAAAGACTTACTAGTATTGTAGAGAATGGAAAGCTACGCGAAAAAGAAATGTCAAATATTGAATGGGTTCAGTTTGACAAGGCGAAAAAACGATTGAAGGTATTAACCAAAAAATCTACTAAGCCAATTAAGCACGAAGTTACTATTGACAAGTCTCCAGAATTATCTAAAGAAATGTCTAACGTTCTTCCTGAACAGAAAAACCTTTCGTCTGCAATTGCTAAGGCTATTAATAAGACAGGTAAAAAAGTATCTGTTATCTATGATGATACTATTGAAAGTTATGCTAATGCTGTTGATACTGGCACTGAGTTGATAGTTAGGATTAACAACGAAAGGCTTAAACCTGATTCTAAAGAACGCGGTAGAGTTATACTTCATGAGGCAACTCACCTTATAACTGCTACGGAAATCGAAAGCTGGACTGAAGATGATTCAAGACAGAAGAATAACGATGACCCCGTAAGTCGCCTTGCTGATTTGTACGACTATGTACTTGGAGAGATGAGTCAAGAAGTTGGTTATTCTGAATATTGGGAGTTAAGAAAGCGACGTAAAGAATTAAAGGCAGAGAATAAGACATTAAATGCTAAGGATTCTAAGCGCGTTCGTGAACTTCAAGATACTTATTATGGACTTGACAATTTAAAAGAGTTCGCTTCAGAAGTATTTACGTCAAAGGATTTCCAGGCAAGACTTCAGGGGATGAGGGTAGTTGGCGAGACTACTGTCTGGGATAAATTTGTTCAGATAATTATGGATATTATCGGCATAGAGGCGGACAGCGATGTGTTGACAGAAGCACTAGCCGCAGTTATCGAAATAGCCGGACTTGAAGTTGAGACTGTTGCGACTAAAAAACCTACAAAGAAGCCAGCTAAGAAAAAACCATCTCGCGGAGAATATAAACGCACTACTCACGGTGGTAAAATTGCAGGTGGTTTATTTGCCGACTTAACTGGCGAAGAGGTTAGTATTCAAAAGGCTGTCGAAGCTGACCCTAAAAAAGTTGACATCAAAGGGCTGATAGACAGGGCTAAAGACCTCAATTATACTAAGCTAGGTATCAAGCGCTACGGTTCAGTAACGGCGTTAGCTGACACCCTGAGAGCTTATTACAACGGTACTATCACCGATGTTAAGCTACAAAAAAGCATGAGTATCTATACTCGTAATTTCTGGAACGCAATCGACAAGTCACTAAGGGATACTGATTTTTCAGACCTGATAGACCGAAACAATCCGATTAACGACTTTGCAGATTTCACAGCACCTCAAGAAAAGAGCGACCCTAACGACGAGATTCCAAATCAGAACGGTACTGAGAAGAATATTTTCATAGGCTGGCTTGGCGTTGACATGACTTCAAAAGAATACGCGACGATGATGGAGAAGACAAAAGAATATAACACTCCTTCTGAATATACAGCGTGGTTAGAAGGATGGATGAAGAAGACTTTCAAGAGTCGCGTACCGTCCGAGAGGCTTCATTTATTGGACAAGGGTTTATCAAGACAAGTGAGGAATGTTGTGCATAGTTTTTATCAGAAGAAACATTCGCTTGTTAATCGCTGGTTTCCAGGGATACAAGATAAGTTAAGTAGACTATATTTTGAAGTAGAGTATGTAGCTAAGAAATACCAAGAAGGTCGCTATGGTCACGAGAGAGCATCGTGGATTTCATCGTCTGAACAGATGCCCGGACGTACTTGGGACTTGTCACAGAATAAGTTGAATCCGAAGTATGAGACTAGCAACTTCACCGAACAGGACAAAATCAGCGGATTAAGAGATGATGATATTCGCACGGTTCATTTGTCTGCCTCACAAATAGTTGACAAGCGATTCAGGGGCGACGGTAGTGTATTTCATCAAAAAAGACATGCCGGAATTACTCCTGAATTAATGCAGGAATTAGATTCTGACTTCTCTGAACGCTGGGAGTTTGACGACTTCGATGCCCTTCTGACCGTTATCGGCGCAAAAGGTGGCGGACGTACTCAGTTGATTATGACAACAGTTGAGGAAAAGTGGCACGGCGTACTAACTCAAGAACAGTTTGAAGAATATTTAGATGCTGAAATTGAGGCTGGTAACTTGACTGACAAACACAAGTATGAGTTTGTCAAGTCGGCTGATACTATGGATGGCAAGTTTCGATACGCACAGTTAATAGGTCAACATGAATGGGCTAAAAAGAATCGACATGACCGCTATGCAATGCCAGGTTATTGGAAAGGTATTGAAGACTTTCTGAATCGTTTAAGAATTGACCTTGCTGAGGGTTACAGTATTCAGGGTATGAAGAAAGCAATCGAAGGTGGTCGAATTAATAACAAGCTGATGATAATTCCAGTTGAGACTATTGTTCGATATAATGGACAAGAAACTACTTACGGGAAGTTCGACGGGGCTACCTTTTCATCTAGGCGCTGGTTTGACGTAGTCCAGGGTTTAATCGGGCAGAAGCCAGGAGTTGACGAGTTCGACTTGTCGTTTGTCAAGTCAGTATTCAGACACCGAAGTAAAGACGGACAGGATTATTTAGGAGCTAAACATGCACAGTTTACGGCTCCAGCTGGGATGGAATTTGTCAACCCTGAGACTGGCGAAGTTATTGCTAAAGTTGTGATGGACAAGGTAGGCGAGAAGTCAATACTTGTTGACGCTAACAATAATCAGTTTGACCATATATCATCTGACAACGAAATCAAAAACAAGGCTGGTAGCTTTGAAGACTATTATAAACTTCACGACCTTGGCGAAGATGACATTAAGATTCTGTTCACTGGAAACAACAAGGCTAAGGACGTTTCGGTAGTACCGTTTGCGGCAACCGAGTTTATGTTATCGCACGAAAGTACCGACAACATTAAACGCTTGATTGATATTCTATCAGATAATTATATTGCACAGGCTGACGAGTATATCACTAAATTGTACGAGTTCCTGGACGGCAAGACAGTTGACGGTAAGTTTATTCCTGGACAACAGTTGTTAGTAGATGAATTAAAGCGCGACATCCTAGCAGGTGAAACACCTCCTGAGATACAGCTATTGATAGGCTTAGACCCTACTGGCGCGCTACTACTTCATCCTAGCTCGGCTATGGAGCTTACAGCGTACTTTAATAACAAGTACTTACTTGACACAGCATACAAGGGAAGACGACTTGACGGGACTTCTACACAGGCGTATTTAAAGCCACAAGCAGGAATGGACATCAATCCTGGAGAGGTCAAATTCTCTATCGGTAATAAGCCGATGTTATTACAGGCTCAGAAAATGTATTCAGAAGCTATGGATATTAGTATCGAGGACTTCAGGGCCATGCCTGAGATTGAGATGATAGACTTGCTCAACGCTTGGCTCGAAGACGAAGGTGGCTTCTACGTACTTGGCTCTAGACAACCTGTTAACAAGTGGACTGCCGTAAGGCCATTCAAGGTAAAAGGTTTTGACCGACTGTCTCGCGGCGCAGAAGTATTTCACAACTACGATGATGTTATGAAAATTCTCGAAGGTGACTGGGATGGCGACAAAACATACTTTGACGCATTCCGCAAAGCTGACGATGAATTGTTAGCACTGTACAAAGATGTTATCAATAACGACATCTCGAAAATTGACAGACAGTTACCACTAACTCACTTTGGCGAAAAGCTAGACAAGGGCGACAAAAACAGTTTCGCTAATCTCGAACAAAGACTTCAAGTTGCTGAGAATATTATGGCAGCAGACGGAGCAGTCGGCTTGTCAGTATCTAATGCAGCATTGTTTAAAAGCTTGGCGTTCAAAAACTTCAAGCTGTCGTTTAAAGTCAAGGGTAAAGAAGATGTTGTCTATGAGATACAACAGCCTACCGGAAAAGACTTAGCCGCAAACTACACTTTCCAAATCCCACTTCGTATTAGTCAGATGAAAATAAAAGAAGAATATGATATTGCTACACAGGCTACCGACAAAATATGGAATGACAAAGCTGAGGAAGTATCATACGCTCAGGTCAAGAAATGGGACGAAAAAACTGACGGTAAACTGTGGTTACGCACTACACGCGAACACGCCTTTTCGCTAATGACGCAGATGGCTACCGATGACGCTAAATTCGGGCTATTGTCTAAGCTTTACAATTCAGCAACTACTACACTGAAGGATTTTATTGTCAGAGACATCATGTTTGCTAGCGACATTAAAGACAAGAAGCACCTGAAAATTATCAAGAATGTAATGAGCCAATTCAATGCTCTGCAAAAGCGACAAGGTAGATTCAACGGAAAGGGTATGAATCTTGAGCAGAATATAGCTACGAGCATGCAACTCAGTGACTTGTATTCTCAAGCTACAGAAGAAGAATTTCTGTCACATCTCAATACTTCGTTTGCTCCAACGCCGTCGAAAAAAGATGTCTCGTCAGTATTTATAGAGATGGACAACTCACCAACTCCTATGGAAAAGATGATGATGGTAGTCGGCGAGAGGCAAATTGAAAGAATTAAGTCTTCTGATACAAATATGTATTCTAGCAATCCGCTAAGATTTGAAAAAGACTATGAGTTGTTTTCTCATTATAAAGCGGTGACTGAAAGCTGGGAAACGTATCAGAAAATTATCGGTAACACTTCGATAAAAGACCAGACTGTAGCTGTGTCGGCTATGGAAGAAATATCAGACGCATTTTACTTCATATTGCAAGAGTATTTTGACGAGACTGGAAGCGTTAAGGACAATGTCAGAATTGACAAGAATGAAATGTTCGACTTATTTAAAGAAGAATATTTACCGATATATGAATCGCTAACTGACGCTCAAAAGGCAGTTGCTAACATGCGCTTCTTGACAGGTTCGTGGATGACAATGACTGACAAAAGACGCGGTAGGGAAGTCAGGACTAGAAGGATTAGGATTGAGAAGTTATTGCCTGCTAAGTTTCTACATAAGGAATTAATGACCGAGTATGCAACAAGACGACTTGAGATATTGACAAATATTAGAAAAGCTGAGGGTATGATTCCAATTGCATATCCTGGACAGCGGCTCAAGGAATCGAAGGAAATATACAGGTCGTATGAGAAGAATTTTAAGAATAAGGGCTGGACATTTACGGGAATAGAGTCAACATTGTCGGCAATTAACGAAGCTGATGAGTTTTCTGACTTCTCAGATGGGATAGAAGCCGAGACGGGTGAAGAAACTAGTCACAAGGAACGTGAAGCTTATCGAATGACTGCCGAGGTACTTGTTAACAGTATGGTAGGTAAGGTATCAGAGTCAGACATCGAGACAGCTAGAGGTATCAACAAGGCTAGGCTGAGAGCCGCAAAGGGGTTGAATGATGCAATTTACGCCGATATTGTCAATGTAGGTCAGTTAAAGGGTTGGGACTCTGAGGACATTCAAGGTCAGTTACAGGGCTGGAATGATATGTTGATGAGATTCAATCACGGACAGAAAGTCACCCCAGCTTCTATTATGTTCGGTGAGAGAAAGGCGCTAGGATTGTTAAAGCGGGCCAATACAATGATGCAACGTCGAAATCAGCTAATGAAAAAGGCCAAGAAGAGTGGCAATATGTCATTGTGGGAGCGAGCAGTAGGTAGACCCGAAGTAGTGATGTTTATGTGGGACAGGACGGGTATCGCTAATCGTATTGTTGAGAAAGCTTTGAAGGTCGGCGATTCTGCACAACAGGTTTTCAATCAGATGTATTTACCCGTCGGGAAACAAACTAAGCTAGTAAACGACGCGCTGACTAAAGCCGTATCTCTTGTAGAGGGTGGAATAACTTTAGGGAACGCAGGCGTTGGCTATATGGAGTATGAGGAAGATGGCAAAGCTGGAAACTCATACATCATAAAGGACAAAAGGCGTATTTCCGGAATAGTCGAATATTATATACTGTCTAAAACTGACAGGGATGGAAACACTGAGGTCATGAATAAGTGGGTAAGCTCTGACATTATACAGATGACTGAGGATGAATTTAACAGCAAGCTTATCGAAAAGATTTCTAGTGAATTTGTATATGAGATAATGAGCGGTCAGTCTCGCTATATTTCATTTCAACGAATTGACAGCTATAACACTTTAAGAAAAGAGCACAAAGGCTTATACAATCAGATTGACAAATTAGCTACTGACAAAAATCACCCTGAATACAGACATACCTTTAAACGCGGAGGAGTTACTTATCAATATGTTATGGTGAAATCTGGAGAAGCTAAGTTGCAAACAGACCTGACCATGCCTGAATTTTACGGTGCATTTATCGTAAATATGGTTGACGCAAGCGGTAACTATACAAACTTCCTGAAGGGCAGTAGCCTGACTTCAAACGTCGGAGACACTATTGTCCCAGATGTTGCTATTCCTAAAGACGGCTGGTTCAGGTCTGAGATGGCTTCTAATATCGAAACACCGAGCGGCAAGACGTACAAAAGTTTTGTCAAATTTAGACCGTCAGAAGAAAGTTTCGGCGTCAAGGTCAATAAGGAATTGTTTAAGGACGAAGACACTTTCGGTTTGTGGAGACTTGTAGCTGAAAATAGAGCCGCATTATTCTCAATGTTTAATTTCACCAAACAAAAGAATCAGAAAACTGAAGCGATATTGCAGAAATATATTGACCGACTGAGAGTACAATTAGGTAGGCGTTTTCCTAAAGAGATGGACCAGGAACAAAGAGAAGAAGCTATTAATGACTACATAAAAGAGAATCTTCTTTCTGGCGACATCGAGGGTAGAATGTATATCGACAAAGATGGGAAGATTCGCACTGGGAATACTGGCTTTCGTGAAGTGTTCGACAACTATATGCCTCGAATGTATCCTATTGACGCGCTTTATGAAATGATGGACACCGAACACGAGAGTATTCAAAGTGAATTGAATGACAGGAAAACTGAACTGTTGTCAGCAAAAAGCAAACGTGATTCAGGCAAAATCAAAAAAGAGATTGAGAAGCTTGAAGAAGATTTCAAGCATATCAATAATATCCGAAATTACAACTATGATGTTGCTGAGGGTGACGCTAAGGAAATCAATCGTAATATTGTGTCGAGGCAGATACTTGCAGCGAAAAAACGCAAGCCATTCACTAGACCCGAACTTGCAAGAAAAGATTCACAGGTACTCAGCGACTATATGAATGCCACTCTAGGCGTTGCATTTAACAACGAATTAGTCGCTAACCTAGTACAGTCATTGACTAAGATGTTGAATGCTGGCTTAAACGAGGACGTTATCGACTATTCAGTTAATAAAGTTAAACAGGCGGTAGGTGACGCAGGAACTAGAGGACTGTTCGGCAAAGACAGACAGGTAGGTAGTTACAAATGGGTAGCTAAGATGTTGAACAAACTACCATTCGTCGAACAAGAATATAATGCTGATAGTGCAAGAACTGCAATATTACATGCAGGCGGCTTTGTCAGCATGAGATTCCTAGGAGCTACGGGTGCATTGCAAAACAATACACAGATAGCTAATGCTTATATTCGAGAGGGCATGGGTACAATAACCGAAGCGTGGGGTTATTTACACGGAGACGACGAAAGTAAACAGTTGTGGAAAGAGCGAATCTCACACACTGGAGTAGAGAACACATTGTCGATGTTCGAGCATTATATGACTAAAGACAACAAGGTCAAGTCTACCGATTTCTTTACATATCCTGGAACTATTATCCCAGGTAAGAATATGGTTCAGTGGGTTAAATTATTGAGGTTGTCAAGAAAAGAGTTCGCAAACGGAAAAGGCGGAGACTTTGAAAAGCTTGACGATTTTATAGCTAAGTTTCAAGATGCTTATCCTGGGATAAAAGGCAGGAGCATATCGTACATCAGGAAAGCCTTGTACGACTTAATGAAGACCGACAAGGTTGAGAGCCAGGACATCAAGCTCGTTGAGTCGCGTATTAGAAATGTATTCGGAGACTTAGCTAAGGACAAATTTAGAGCCGCAGTAACGTGGAAGTTGAGTTGGTGGTTTGAAAAAGCTCCTGGAAAGGAATTGTTTACATTCACCGAGGGTGAGAAGAATATGCGACGAATGGTTGCATTGACGGCTATCATAGGAGCTGTAAAGCGCGGCCTAATAACAATACCTAAAGAATATTATGACAAGTACGGCGACAACGCATTCAGCGAATATATTAAGACTGACGAGTTGTACATTAATGACGAAGCTATCGACGTTGGTAGAAAAGCCGTGTATGCAATGATGTTCGGAATGTCTGAGGTACATCTAGGCGAAGCATTCTCTGGAGCGTTCAAGTTATTGAATCAGTTTAGAGGCTACCCAGTACAACAGACGCAATTTGAGTTCGATACAATGAGGTCATTCTTCGACGGAAGTAAAAATAAACAGGATAGTATTACGCGACTATTTAATGCTCAGATGGCAATATTAAAACAGGTAGCGAGTGGGAAGAAAAACATTAACATTTACGACGATTATAAAGACCACGATGCAGTCGTGATGCTACGCTTGATGTACACGCGCTTTTTAGCCTCATCAGTATCAGTATTAATTAAAATGATACCTATGGCTGGCGGCCTAATTAGAAGGGTGACACCCTTTGAGTTTGGGTATAGTGTTGTTCGCGGAGCTGAGTCGCCAGCATTGTCATTCACTTTAAGAATGGCAATGTGGGGTTCGCTTGCGATGTTGGGATTTGACGATGACGATGACATTTTTGAGAAAGTGTCGGAAGACGGCATCAGAAGTTTGTTGATGTTTACAACGCCTGCATTACTAGGAATGTTAGCGCGTGATGTTTATGAGTTCGCTGAGTGGTTTACCGAAATAAACGACAACGCTTCGTTTACGAATATCTTGAAAGCTAGTCCTCTGGTTGGATAATAGAAACAGGTAGGGGTGGTCGGTTAACTCCACCCCTATTTATCCTGTCAGGAGATTAAATTATTTCTTGCTGAAATTGTCTAAGTCTGATTTGATTCCAGATAATGATTTTATTGCAGTACCTATTCTATTAGATGCCGCTTCTGTATTTTCTAATAGTGAATCTATTTGATTTGTGTCAGTTATATTTTCTGATTTTAATTTTCTCAGTAATCCTAATAACCTGTAATAATTACTCCAGCCATATTCACCTAACAATTTTTCTAAACTACTTTTTTCTACATCTGTGTTTATATTTTCTTCAGCATCGGCAAGTCTTTTAACTAATTGTGATTTTATTATCATTGAAAGTCGTCTTGTAGATATTTTCTTTAGTAGCCAATCTCTCCAGTATTCCTCTTTAGTCGAATAGAATGGTATTCTGTCACTATCAATTTTGTTCATGATAATATATGTAGCCATCTCAGGTGGAAATTGTACGTCTCTAAACAGAGCCTTTTTCATAATCCTAAGCCCATTTTCAACCTTGTCGTTATAGTATATTAAGCCACATCTGTCATCAACTTCGTGCTTTTTAATCAAGCCAGTTGGGCATACCCAGTAAAAGAAATTGCAATAGCCTAAATAGTCTACCCATTTAGTATCATTAATAAAATCAGAACGTGATATTTTTATTTCGTAGGCTGTAAAGTGATTTTTAACCCACGACTTTTTCATAGCTAAAGCATCAAGAATTTTAAGTTGTCCTTTCGGTACGTAGCTTGGTCCATTCTTTACCTCAGTCATGAAAAAGTCGTCTTCGTGTTTCCTTGCTAACGCTTTTTTTATCTCAGTTGATGAAATCATATTCGTACTAAATCTTTAATCGGGTAAAAAACTTGCAAGTCGAATCCGTCTGATTTAAAGTGTAGGAATATTTTCTTTTCTAGTATTTCTTTTGCCATTACTGAATAGTATTTTTGATTCATTCTTATATATATCGGCTTCTTTGAAAGTCGCTTATGCTCAGCCAGCCACTGGAGGGCGTAATAATTAAAACCAATCATTCCACCCCCCGCTCTCATTATTCCGTTTTTACTTACAAATTTGATAACTTTACCGTCTTTGAATGCAAATATTTGCTTGTTATTTATATCCTTTTTTAGCTTTAGGTAGATACCCGTATCTCCGATGAGTAGCTTGTTCCCTTGGTCGTCTAGTTTCTTCATCTTTCATCTCTTCCATTCTGCATACGGCCTTAAACCATTGTCGCGTGTCCCATAACATTGGGTCGTAACCTCTCTCGACCGCAAATTCTTTAGCTTTGCTCATTCGGAATGTCTTTGAGTGAAAATTCTATTTGCGCACATTTGTCGTGATTGTAAAGAGTTGAAGAAAGTATTAATTTTATTTTCTGTAACAATTTCAAATAATCACTTTCACAATCTCTGTCAATAGAATCTACCATTTCAAAACCTTCATAATTATTAGCTGGCTGTCCCGTATATGATTTGTTCATTTCGTCAATCATTGCATCAGTTGTTTTACTCATTGTGACTGCCTGTAGTTTAGTATCATTGCAATATTCGACACATCGACCCAGTCCTCAGACATAATGTTCTCTTTCATTCTTTCTTCCAACAATTCATCTGATATTGCCTCGCTCGGCTCATCCCATCCGGTATATCCCTGTGTTTCTTTTTGATTAAACTTAGTGATACATTTTGAATGAAATGCCGTTAATGCTTTTTGTAGTTTACTATTCATTATTTACCTTTCTAAGATATTCAGCGATTAATAGTCCATCCATATCCTTGCAATTATGTACGTTTGCATTTGGATACAATCGCTTGCCTAATGTTAATGAAGCTATTTTCAACTCCTCTTTTTCCACACCTTTTGGTAGCATCTCGCGTTGCCACTTCTTCGAGTCAATATAGTCAAACGGTATTTCGAGTTCTTCAAGACATATCTCAGTAGCTTCGTGTGACCTTGCGGCTGACACGGTTTGATGAAAGCGAGTGTTGTTTATCATCGGTCGCTCAAGTCTACAAATAATACGGTCTGCGTCCTTTATCATCAAGGCTAGGTTTTTCTTCAAGTCCTTGTATTCGATTCTGCTTACCATTCGCTTTACTGACTTAGTATAATTCATCACTTTTTTAACAGGAGTCTTGATTTGAATTGCATTTAATAAACTATCTTCTAATGTTATACAGCCTATTGAGCCTGTTACACCGTTGTCTATTCCAATATATACTATTTTCATCCGTAAAATTCATCCTTGTTAAATAATCGTGAATAACCACATTGACCACAACGAAGACTTACAAATCCACCCTTTTCGGTAACTGACTTGAAAGTTATGTTGCAATTAGGGCAGTACTTATCATCACCCAGTGGTTTACCTAAAACCAATCCAGCCTTGTTTCTCGTATAATAATCTTGATTATACTGAGCAACTTTCTCAGGATTGTTTTTTCGCCATTCTCTTATGTAATCTTTACGCGAGTTCAAGATTTTCTACCTCATTTTTTAATGAGAGAAGCTCACTCTCTAAGTAACATTTTTCATCTTCTAAAGTATCAATTTGGTTTTCTGCCGCTTTTCGCATATCTTCATTCGTTGACCTGACAGCTTCAAAGCTGGTTTCAAATTCATCATAAATTGCTTCAGCATAACTTTTTATATCGCTCTCCATTTCTTTTTCTGTTACTCTTGGTGAAAATTCAGTTATAATTTCTTCTACATATTCAGCAATCGCATCTTTTAATTGTCCGATACTTTTATCAATATCTGGGCAGGTATTCCCGTAATCAAAGCTCACAGGCTCATTTCCTCCTATTTGACCGTCTAATGTAAGAATACAGCCGTACTCCTACAAGGGTTATTTTTTCAGTATAGTATTCTTAAAGTATTTTAACCGTCTTGCGCCTCCGCTTCAATAGCCGTTTTGTAAAACATCATCTTGTCTCCGTTAAAGCCGACATCATAAGTTGCTGGTTCACCATAGCGAGACTTCGCTACTATAATATTAGCTTCATATTTACTAGCTTCTTCATGGTCAAATAAATACTGTCTGAATATAAACATAGCTGATTCAGCAACCTGCTCAATAGTACCACCTTCGGCAAAATCTGAGCCTCTAGGCATCGGGTCAATACGAGACTCAATACCTCTAGAAAGCTGACTGACGAGTATTACATGACAGTTAGTGCTTTTCGCAATCCACTTATATTCATTCATTATTTCTTCGATTTGGAAGCGTCGTTCAGTAACTCCGGCAACTTTAATTAGCTGTATATAATCATCAATAATTACATCTGGTTTATGTCGCTTAATTTCTCGCATTGTTTCTTCTAAGTCTCTGACATCATCATACATCAATAAGTTTGCATAACGCTTTTTCATTGTTTCTCTTATGTTCTCAAGTTTTGCGTAATCCTTTTCTGTAAACTGTTTTTTCCGTAGCTGTTTAGAGCGAAAATGTTCATTAATAATTACCAACTTCTCAATCATTGCTGAATTACGCATTTCGCGATTAAACATCATTACTTTTAATTTTCGACTAGGAGCTGTCAGATTATGAATAATGTTTGTAACAAGCGTAGTTTTTCCATGGGAAGGCCTGCCGCCGATAGCCGTAATTTCTCCACGGGTTCCGCCACTAGCCGCATCATCCATTGCTGGTACACCGAATTGTATGAGATTGTCAGCAGTAATAATATGGTCAATAGAGTCGTCTATAACGTCGGCAATGTCAACTTTACGCGTAGGTTGTAAGTTTGCGAGTTCTTCAATATATTTTTGATGTTTGACTAATATCTCTGAGGTATCTTGATACGAACCGTCTAGCGCTACCTTTTGCATTTCAGCAGAAGTTTCAGCAACTTTACGCTGTACGTATTTAGAGTATACGATTTTAGCGTAATGTCCTGCATTAGCGGTAGACGGAATATTGTCAGTTAGTTCGGTTAAGTAATATGCTCCACCTGCTTCTTCGAGTTTGTCAGTTTCTTTAAGTGCGTTCACTACGGTCACTAAGTCAACAGTTACTTTTTCTTTTATAAGTTGTTTAATTGCTTTCCATATGGCCCTGTGTCCCTTTTTGAAAAATACATCCTTTTTCAGCCAACCCTCAACTTCTTCAAATCGAGTATTGTCTAACATTATCGAGCCAAGTACGGCAATTTCTGCTTCAGAACTATGCGGTATCATGAAGAAGTATCTTCCATTATAGAAATAAATATTTCATTTGATTCTTTATCGTAATAATATATACAAGCAACTTGGCTTTCATTGTCACGGTCCAATGCTGAATATTTTTCAGCTTTAGGGTGAGAACAAAGCCATTCATTTTCATCCATTGGTTTAATTTTAATATCACTAAATACACTCATTAGAAATATTCAACTCCATTATTTGTCATTTCTCTTCCATTCTCAGCTTGCAATTGAATCATTTTTCCTATTTCGACTAAAGCTTCACCAAAACCAAAAGCTCGAGGTCTATTCCCATCGTATACTGGTTTCGTAACTCTAAAAAGTTGTTTATTTATATAAATTTCAGTTATATCAAATCTTCTTTTAGAATTATCAATACCTCCTATTGCCATTTGGGCAAACGGGCTTGGCTTTTCGGAATAAAAGGCCATATTTATTTTTAGTTGATTCACAGTTTCAATTCCTCCTGTTTAGGTAATTCATAATTAACAATAACTAATTCTTCTACATCTTTGTTATTGGAAGCGTACTTCATCTTAAACGGTATCTGATTCCAATGAGGCTCGGAATAGAGGTCTTCAATCAATTTCAACTTGTCGTAAGTAATCATAACCTTGCCTCCAAATTGATGTATTCGATTCATTTCAATATGTAACTTTTGATGTTCTTCAATGCCAAAATTAAACTGGTAATAAGGTACGGTTCCAGTAACCACATAGGGTGGGTCAACAAACCAAAATGAATCTGGCTTCTCACAATATTTCTTGACAAGCTTTTCATATGGAAGATTTTCAACAACTACTTTGTTAAATTTGCGTCTTATCTCCCAAAGCCTATCAACAAGTCCTGTATTCCAGTTACTTGGCTTGTCTGACAGGCCGGTATTTATTTGCTGATTAAAACTATTCTGAATATAGTAATAGTAAGCTACTGCTGCATTAATATTAGGTATTCTAAACCAATTCTCCTTCTCTCGATGATTTTTCATGAAATCTTTATACCACGCTTCTTGAGTTTTGTAAATATCTTTTGATTGTATTAGCCATTTTACTCGATGTACAAATTCTTCAAATACTTCAGAGCTTGCAGACATTACGAAATAGAGATTGGAAATAAGAGAGTTGAGGTCATTGACAATATTGAGATTTGCGTTGGCCTTACGGAAAAACAATGCGAGGCCACCCGCAAACAATTCAACAAATAATTTGTGTTCGGGAATCATCGGGACTAGCCTTCCCGCAACTGCTTGCTTTCCTCCGAAGTAGGCAAACAGTTGCTTTATGTTACCTTCTACCACTAAGCGACACTTTTCATTGCGAAGCGATAAATATCACGTTCAAGATTATGGACAGATTCTTTACTTCTATCCATCGAATGCGAGAGCACATAAGTTCCGGCATTATAGACATCCCAGACATTAGTGCTTGTCAATTGAGCAGTTACTTCATCTTGAAATTGTTTAGGGAAATGAGCTACGAATTTGTTAATGTCAGTTGCTAACATAGTTGAGTTAACCATCGGCTGAAATCCACCTTCAATCATATCGTTCATATTTACAAATACTCGCTGTATGATTTGCTCGATGTTGTTAAGTGGTGTATCTTTACCGATGTGCATATACATCTCAGTTGATGACTTCCCGATAGTCAAACCGTTACTACATACAAGCCTGTAAGCTCCGTATCGGAATCCTACGCGCTTCGTGCCGTCATAGCTATTCATCAGCGTAATACGAGGGTGAACGATGTCATTCCCTATCTTGACCTCTCGCTCTGGGAAGTCAAACGCAAACTGTGAGCGAGCATTGCCAAACACGCGATTGATTTCGATGTCAGCTTTGTTATTAGGTGAAGGTATTACGCCACCATATTGGTCAATTAACGGTAACGCTGATTCTAACAATTCACGATTAGTAATAAGTCGATAGTCAGCCGACATAACAGAAATAGGCTCCATTGTATCATGTCTTACTATCATCTTGAATTTAGACTTTGCATTATCATCGTCACCAAACCAAGCTTTTGCTCCTTGAGTACCATATTCAATACTGCCATTTGGCGCAAAGAATGGTTTCTCAATTGGGACTTCTTTGACGGGGAATAAACTATTTTCATATTGGTCAATATTTAACATTTTACAGCTCCTTCTTTTTAGGTGCGCTTCCTATTCGCTTTTTTTCTGCATAAGCTACCGAACTAGAATTCTGACCTACATTTTTGATAATCGCAGCTAGGTAATTCCAGCCTTTTCCTTTTTGCCAATGTACACTATTTAGGTATGCTTCACACCCTCTGACAAATTCAGGGTCAGGTATTTTAGAAACCTTGTACATAAATTGCAACTTTGATTCGATACTTTTGTCGGATGGTATATATTGTTGAATTTTGTCCGAGACTTTCGACAATGCAACTTTAGCCTTATTGCTTCGTTGTCCGTATAGTGACCGCAATTCATTTAGGGGATTTTTCTTCCTATACGTACTGTGGCCACATACCGGACAAGTTCCCTGAAATGCCATTAGAAAAAGTGTCGCTCTCTGATTTCTTCTAACAGCTTGACAAAGCCAGTGATTGCATTTAATTCAAGAGGAATAACTATAGCTTCGGGGACAATCAACGGATGTGATTGTTTTAACTTTTTGTCGTGAATGGCAATAAAAACATAACCACCATTATTAAAATCAGTATCTGCAACTATTTTGACACTCTCATTCTCGTGAATATATTCCATTGGAATCATCCCTTTCTCTGAGTGAAATGTTAGCTCCCCACATCATTGCGGCGAGTTCTAGACTTTCTTTTCTTCGATGAATGTTAGCAGTAAGTATAAATGTATTAAGTTGGGTATTGAATTCAGTTACTTGAACAAGTATTTGGCGTCTTAATTCGTTACTTTGTCGATACTCGTATAAGATAGATAGAAATATTAAGAATACAAGTAAAATAGCTAACTTATTGATAATATTAGAATTAAGTAGCTTTTTATATGGTATTCCCTGTACTTCCAAAACCACTTTCTCCGCGTTTTGTCTCAGATAGTTGGCTAACGATTTGAACGTTACAATGTTCCCCAACAAGTAGTTGAAATAATGACGTACCTTTTTTAACTTCAATTTCAGCTCCTAAGTTGTCTACTTTTGCTATCAAATTTCCCCTATAAGAAGAATCTATTATTCCAACTGCATTAGCTAGTCGCAATCCCGTCTTGCTGATACTTGAGCGTGGAAACATCAGTATATGTGATGGATTATTTTTAAGTCCTTCTATTCTTGCAAATTGCGGGCCTAATTTCTCAATCTCATTTTTGTGATATTCAATCTGTATTTTGTGGTCAATAGCATTTGACGTTTTTAGCTTTTGAATCACATGAGTGTCTGGGATGAACAAGTCAAATCCAGCATCCATTGGATTACGATTTTCAATATGTTTCTTATATGAATCGACCATCGACTCTTCAAGAATCTTAATTTTAAGCAGTGACATTAAACTTTCTCCTTTTCGGTTATAAATTGACTCCTAGCCCATTTGCGTATTGTATTGTGTACAATTCCGCGACTTCTATTAAATGTATTTTCAACATTAATCATAACATGCTTGTTATCAGCATCAAAATGCAGCCAATAACCATCTTCTTTTTCTTGCAAAACTAACTTGACAATTACTTCTTTCAACTTCTACCCTTTCTATTTGCTCAATCATGTGTCCCATATTCGCCTATTCGAGCCATTACAGCCAACCCCTCTTTAGTCAAGGTTTCTTCTTGCCGAATATATTCCAACTGCATTGGTAGCATTCCGCTTGCCCATGATTCGACTTTAGCTGCTATGGCATTAAAGAAAGTCGCCTGTTCAAGTGAATCCATCTCGCACCATAGTTCTCCAATCTCAGTCGCAGACAGGCTAACCTTAACATCTACCCTTTTATTAATTATCATCTTTTTCCATCCTTTCTAATTAGTCTTGGGTGTAGGGGGTTTCATTAGTGAATCTATCAGCTTCTTATCTGGGTGTCTGTAATTCTGTATCCATTCAGGGGTTTTGACAAACCTTCCCTTTTCCCTGAGCTGGACATACATATCAAAACCAGCTTCATACTCAATAGCATCATCCATCTCTGACAGCAAGAGATACATCTTTTGTTGCCAAGAATCAGGCATTGCGTGTAATAAAACTCTGGGGACTACAAGCCAAGATGCGTATGAAAGGCCGAACCATCCCCAGAGATTGCTATTGCCAACCCCGTCACCGATACGTTCCCCACTCTTTTCTTTCAATCTCTCTATTTCGGATTGCTGTCGAGCGTCACGATTCACAAGGAATACTACCCTGCGTAAGTCTTTATTATGAAGCATTGTTCCAGAATAATGACTTGCGCCTGCATGTGCTTTGGCTCTTTTGATACAATCATTTATCGTTATGTCATATGCGCCTATCATCTCATCATTTATTAATTTATCCATACTCAACTCCCTCCTTCGGTTTCGGCCTTTTGGGTGCATATTGGATAGAACTCACCAAACACCTCTACAGCCTTCTTATCATAAGCTTCACCAGCTTCATCTATTGTGTCGTATGTTCCAATATAGATATGCTCCTTGTTTTTCATGAGATAAGCGGCGTATTTATCCCCTCTTTGAGCTACGCCACGCCTGCCAGTTGGACCTAAACGATGATGCCTATTCATTGCGTTCTGGGAAGAAGATGCTTCTCTTAAGTTACAAAGCCTATTGTCTGACTTGTTCATGTTTATGTGGTCAATAGTCTCTTTTGGGAAATTACCAAATATGTATAGCCAAGCAAGCCTATGAACGAGTAATGACTTTTTATTTACAACAATATTGATATACCCAAGTGAATTTACACCACCTGCAACAACCCCGATTCTATTTTTATACGTATGCTTTTTCCATGTGAAGATTCCAGTTTCACTGTCGTAAAAAAGGACTTCTTTAAGACTGGCCTGAGTCAAAGAATTATTATACTTCATCTGTTTTACTCCTGCATACTTCCCAAAGTGCCTGAATGATATTCTCTAATGGTTCGCTACTTCTGCCTTTAGACTCGAGATTCTTTGCGACTTCATCCATTAGGCTAATATACTCGCTTACATCACAAGTTAGAGCTTCCTTAATCATCTCATAAGGCGACACTTCAATCTTAGGTTCGGGGCGTTGACTGTTTGCATACTGTACCATAATTTCAGCAATAGCTAATGGCTTCAATGTTCCAAAGTTCATATTCCATCCAAGAGCATTACCTAAGAACTGTTGTGCGCTTGCTGTGTTTGGCTTATTCATTTATTCCTCCAATCTCTCAGTTACTTGGGGATTAACCCTCTATAACCTGACATTCTGTAATATCAAATTTCTTAGTCATGTTATCCTTTTCCAAAACAAGTGTCAGGTCAGTGGAGTAATAGCCATTATTCCAGCCATATCCAGGAACCTTTACATCCCACCCCTTAATTGGCCTGAGTCCGATACCGTAACCATCTATTTTGGTAAAGAATTTATCATCTTCAAGGCTGAACTCAAGCCCATCAAAATCCTTAAGGTTCAAGTCATCGAATGAAAGATAATGTGATTCACAACAATCATTTTCATGATATGTTGACAGCTCAGAACCATCAGAGAACTCTATCCTATACTGCTCTACTTTTACCACTCTTACATTTTCCATAACCTTCTCCTTCTCTAACTCTATGTTATTCGTTGGGGTTTAGTTGTCACAAGGTCGATAGTTTGGATTAAACCCAGATGGTTTATTCTCCAATTCCTTAATCCTCGCTTCCAACTGAGCAATTTTATTGTTTAGCTCATCCAATGTACATTGCCCATCAATGGCATCTTGCTTGCGTTCCTTATTTAGTTCAGCAATCTTCTCAAGGTTCTTGGAGTCAGGGGCTTCCAGCCATTCTAAATAGACAGGGTTGATAACTTCAAATCCTAATTCATTCTTATAGACTGCTTTTTGTAATATTTCTTTCTCAAACGCCTCTCTTGCGCTATTGCTCATTGGGAACCTCTATAGTTATTGGAATACATCTTAATTCGCTTTTTCTTTTTTTATAATGTGCATCTACTGAGTTTCTATGAATACCACATAGTTCATAAATTTTCCCCAGTATTGGCTCTGGAGACACCCATTTTGCAGGGTTAGAGCAGTATGCAGCTTCAGCATAATAGCCAACACTCCCCATTGTCATATCGCATCTACCCTTCATCCTCTAACTCCTTTGGTAAATTGTTTTACCGTTTCTGGTGACGCTCATAATGATTTCAGGATTTCACTCTTAAAGCGGTCCATAATCTCATCTAATGTTATGATACTGTTCTCAAGTGCTGAATCTATTGCACCGACACCTAATTCTTCATCTTCTTTACGGTCATAGTACATAAACTTAGCAACGAGGTCTGATACCGTATCAAGGATTACCTTTTTAGTCTTAGCTTCTTCTAATGTAAATTCGTTCATGTTAAAGCTTCTCAATCTTGGTGATATGGTTGGGCAATATAAAATAACGGCAATCACTTCCCTTGGTAAACTCACGCCATACAGTAATCCAGAAACCATCTTTGACCTCATCCAAGGCAACATTCACTACTATCGAGCATTCTTCAACACCAGCAAACATAAAATCACATTTAATTTTACTCATACTACTCACCCTCTCCTTCTAATGTTATCATGTTATGAGGTTTCTCTAACATAAGCGTGATTCCATCTTCTTCTATGTCGCTCATGTCCAGCAGGTTCATCATGTCCGACTACTTTTCTTCCGCACCCAGGGCAGTTTGCTTGGTCATCGCAAATAGCGGTATTGCAGCACAAAGTAAAGAATGTGCTATTAGTTCCGCTTGGGTAAAGACTATGTAGCCCTACTGGGTAATCATCATTTGGAATCATCCTCAATCCTCCTCTATAGTTACTAATGCGACTTTGATTGGTTCATCTTCCCATTTAAGGCTTGGGAATAAATAATTACTTAATCGTTCTGAGATACCAAAATATACCATGTCAATATCGCCCTTATTAAAGAGCCATTCACTTGACTCTATATCTCTTTCTGGCCTCATTTCATACAAACAAGTACCACCTGAATCGTCTGTTGCCACCCACAACACCTCAGCTTCATCAATCTTAGACTTCAAGACTTCATATTTGGATTTCCAATGAGATACATCTTGGTCTACTACTGTTTTCAGTGAGTCTATTTCACGTTTCTTGTGTCCAATCAGCCTTTTCATTCCTTCAAGCTCGACACTTAAACCTTGAGCTATTCCAATGTATTTGTCCAAACTTTTATGGAGGCTTAAATTCTCTTGTTGTGATTTTTTAAACATCTCAATGATAAATGGCTTAGTCGCTTTCATCATTTCTTTTTGCCAGCTATCATCAAACGGCTCAAACTTCTCTATCAATTCTTGTCGATTCATATTCAATCTCGCCTTTCGCATTCTCAAAAGTTGCATGTTCTCTACAATTTGAGCAAATATTCATATCATTCCATTTGTTAGCAGTACAACATGTAGATAAATATTCATCGTTATTAATAATAATCGGTTCATCAGGTGGGTCAAGATGTGACTCTTGACCCCTAAAATTATGATGATATTGATTCATTATCGTCTTCTCAAATATACTGAAAAGTGTTTACTGTTAGTTTTACTTGAATCTCCACTTTTTGAATAGCCACCTTTAATTGGATGTCTATATCTAATTTGAAGTTTATACAATGACTTAGACTTTTTCATCAGTCTATTGATAGAAGCAACATAGCTTCGATTGCCTTGTACATTCTCAATATCATTAACTAAATGAACATTAAACTGACTTCTAATTTGTTCAACTTTTTCCTGTGCCTTAATTATCTCACCATAATTGTAACGCATATTCTCATATGATTTCATTATACTAAAATAACGGTCTTTATATTCCTTACGGAGAGCATTGGCTCTAATAAATAAAATAAAAACGGTTACTAGACACAAGAATAAAATTAGTATCGAATAATATATGACATCAAACTGCAAATTTAACATCAGCTTCTTCCTCTGCATTTGTTAAATTTTGTTCGTAATAAGCTATTTGTTTTCTAGCATCAAGTGTTGTTTTCTTAACCCATCGCTCTTTAGCCTTTGCGGCAAGCATTTCAAAAGACATTGCTACATCACCCCAGCGAGCAATCAAATAGCGACCTGTTTCGGTAAAGTTAGGATGTTTACCTCCAGCAGATTTAACATCTTCTTCTGAGCTAAATTCTTTATCTTTTAATTCCTTTGCTGAGTCCTCGTAAAAATCATATTCAGACCAATGTCCGGTATATCCAACAAGAATAGGGTCTGGACTTTCGTCATCATAGTGTACTTCCATCTTGATAAAATATTGTTCGTCAATAGAAAGTTTTGCAAGGCTAAGAACCTCAACAGGTATTGGTGCAATTCTATAGTTTTTAATATCTTCTCTTCGCCCACACAATTCGCCAAATATATCTCTCAGTACGCGATTCATTGGCGTGAAAGGTATAGGCGACTTAGATGGTGTTAATACTTCATTTTGACCCTTTAACCCTAGTGATGCTGTCAATTCTTTCCACTCTTTTTGTTTTTCTTTGTCATAGACTAAATTTTTCGTCTCTTCGACCATAAAGGACTGTACGACATTTGCTACATTTACGGGTGTTTTCATTTGTTCCACAATATTATTCCTTAAAATAAAAAGGGGCTAGACTTTCATCCAACCCCTTCGGTTTATTCTCAACTGTCCTTTAATTCCTCAAAATGGAGCCTGTTCATCACCGTCGCTGATTTCAATTTTCTCACCTTCAGTCCAGGGTGAATAACCGATAACCTTTAACGACTCGCCGTACACTTGTTTTCCGTCAGAATCTTTTACATCTTCCCATTGTTCAGTATCTTCATTTTTGACCCGACGTTTGTATTTCTTCCAGCCAAGCTCAATAATACAGGGAAGTCCGAGTACGTCATCTGCGTCAATTTTCTGAAGAAGTGGCTTCTCGACCTTAAACTTACCTTTGCCAAATTCCTTCATCGGAAATTCAACGCCAATAGCTTCCATTCGGTCAGCATACACTTCGTTAGTCATCCAATCCTTTGTAGACTCTTCATAAAACCAACTACCGTCGTCCTCTACTTCAGCGCCAGTCATAAAGTCAGCACTAATATAAACCTGTTTACCATCGTCACCAATAATCGGAAGCCGTCTACGGTCAGCAGTTTCATTATATACATATTTAGGGACTTTAATTTTCTTAGCTTCGTCGGCAATTCGACAAGTTAGGTTGAATACCTCTTTACTGCCTGCCCATTCACGGCTTTTCATTCCAATTACATGAGCTGGATATGTGCCCTCAACTCGCATCGAACGTCGGTCATCTTCGCCAAAAGGTGTTTCTTTTTCTGGACTTCTCATTATTTACTTCCTTTAATTTATTAAGACTAAAAAACCCCACCGAAACATTGTCTCGATGGGGTTCTTTTTTTAGAATTTAGTATGTGTACAATTAACTCTTTTTGGACGATTTTGCAGGAGCTTCGGCTACTGGAGCCTCTTCTAATTTGCAATACTTCTCCATAAGAGTTTTGAATTCGGCACGAAATGCCTTTTGTTCATCTGAAGCAACACCGCCTCCTTTAAAATAAAGGTTAGGATATACATGGCCTTTATCTGCGTTTAACATGAACATTTTTGGTCCCTTTGAGCGACCAGCGCCATCACCACCAACGGTTCCGGCTTTACAAATACCAGCTTTTTGATATTCTTCTACAGTTTGCGTCAAAAGTTCATCAGCGATATATTGTTTAATATCTTTGATTGCAACTTTCTTCTGCAATTTGGTTTTACCAATAGCGACATCCAAACTGTCTGAAATGTCTCCAGTTTCGATTCCGCGTACTAGGACTTCTACACCAAATTGACTTCCACCAGCATCTAACAGCTCTTGCAATAAACCTGACATTGTTAATGTCTCCTTTTTACGTTGTGTTTGCTTATCTTCATACACACAATATAACGCGTGTACCTCTAAAAACAAGCGATATTTGATTAAAACTCAGTGTTTGAATTACTTTTTTCTGATAAAATTAATTCGCGTACCTCAACTTCGTCGTCAAAAGTTTCAATTAAATCTATACGAGATATGTAACTGGGGTTACGTAATAGCTGTTTCCCGTCACTTTCAAACACTAACCAAGTCTTACCAGAAGGATGTGTAACGCCTTGGAAAACGGCGTAAGGTGTTAATTCTCCTGAGTTTAGCTCGACTTCATAAGCGTTGTCCACGTCTAATATTTCTTCCCAGCTATTCATCTTTAACCCACCCATCTTCAAGGTCAGCATCACACAAACGAATCCACTTCTCAATTTTCTGAGTAGATAGATTTAGCGAAGCCTTGTTAATAGTACCGTTAAGTATCTTCTCATCCATTTGCTGTCTTGTAGTTCCTTGTTCTTGTTCAAGCCAGTCAGCATCAATTTTAGACAACAAATTTAGAAGTGTTGTTCGTTCATCTTGTGACAATGAGGTGTCAACATTTCGATAAACGTCATCTGCAATATTCATGAATGTATTAAAAGCTTTCTTCATACACTCAGTATTGGCAGACTTCCAGGCATTAGATACGGAAACATAGCCGGTCTTGTCCTGTAGCAAGTAATTAGCGTGTCCTGCCGTCATATCTCCAGTCCTGATAATGCCATTGTCATACCATGTCAGGCGACCATGTATGCTAAATGCTATTTCTAACTCACCAACAGGATGTACCATTCGGTCAATAATAGTCCAAGACCAGCCAGGAAAGTATTCGTCAGCGATTCGTCGCATGTATGACATCTCAACATAGTCCATCCCGCCATAATCTTTCTTGACCTCATTCTTTGGTGTCTCAAGTGCAGATATTTCTTTGTGTACTTTTTGCATCTTCTCGAAAATTTGAGGGTCGAACATTCCGACCTGATTACTAATTGGCGTCAATTGACTGTCCATGCGGTATATCTCCTATTGTTAATATTTTGTCTCGTAGTATTGTAACTATTCCAGTACCTACGACTTTAGCGATTGGAAATTGCATTTCTCTCACTTTTTTGTTAATGTCTTGGAGTCTAGAAGTTTGTAAGAATACATCGTCTAAGACGGCTTCTAAGGCTACGACTTGACGTTCTAGGTCGAATGAGCGAACTGTATAGGTTTTACCCCCTACAATTACCTCAGACCCTATAGTTATGTCGAAAGCTATAGTCCTAATTACTCTAATTCCGTTCATTTTGATTTCTTCATCAGATAATAAGTTGCTAAAATATCTTCATCTCTAATATTTTTAAAAGATGACTTTCCGTACCAACTCCAACTATCTACAAAACCACCAGTATAGCTGCCGAGAGAGGCTATAATTGGATTATTCATCAATTCATAAGTAGGACTTTGTCCCATAAATAAAGCAATTAAGTCCTTTCTGTCTAATTCTACTTTCATTCTGATAATTCCTTATAGTAAATTAAAGTTGGATAAACTTCTTCTTCATAACGATGATAGCCAAGAAACTCACCTTCAAGTGCATCAATATATGGCATTATCCAGTTAAGAAACATCTCAATTTCATCATCATAATTCTTCAGATTAGATTGAATGAATAAAACATATTGATTAGTAATATCGTCATATTTAAATATTGAATGACTTGGCGCATTAAAGTAATAACTATCCATCCAAAATAGCCATTCCCATTGCTCACATTTAAAAAACGGATGTTCAGAAATAGCTGGTGGCTCATTATCCTTATTGCTTTCTAGCCACTTTAATATATCAATAACATATCCTGGAGTCTCTTTTTTTAATTCTACTGCAAAGTGTAATTGTGTATACATTCCCATTATTCGCTAAGCTCCTTTATAATGTCTCTAATTTGTTGATACGACACTGTAACTTTTATCAATATGTCACAACACGGGCCAAAATTAGCACGGGTAGACAATTCAAGCTCAGCATTAGAAGCAGGATTATCCCACAACATTTGCAGAAACTCGCGAGAATTGTACGACTTAGACTTTTCTTCGTCAAACGTGTGAAGATGTGAAGCGACAAAGTAGCCACTGTCAGTCTTTATAACAACGCGACCAGGCATAGTACAAGCTTTAACAATAGCTTCTTCTGGCGTAATAGAATAAAAAGACCGACCGGCTACACGATATAAACGTTCAATTGCTGTCATTATTTCTAATTCTTGCAATGTCAAGGTCAATATTATTATAACATTTAAAGGCATCTTTTTGCCATTTTTCTAATTCTTTTATCTCTTTAGACTTTGATTCAATTGTGGCCCATGCGCCAACTAAAAAACCAACTAATATTCCTAAGAATAAACCAGCTAAAAAACTCATGATTATTTACCTTTCTTTTTAAATGGACTAGGGCACTGCCAGCTAAAATCGCAGTAATTGCACTCCCAGCTTTGTACAGGACATCCGAAGTCATCACCTGGGTATAATATTTCATCTTTTAACATAATACAGTCATCCCAATATTGAAGGGCTTGATTCTTGTACTTTTTATAGTTAACTTTCAACTCTTTGAGTTCACCGTCTCCTTTGCGCCAATATAAATTGTGCAGGACAATATTCTTGACATCGAGTTCAGGGTATTTCTCCATCAAGCCATGCGCATAGCTGATAAGTTGGAATATATACCCTAATTTATCGTAAGCATCTTTACCGAATACATATCGCCACGCCCACGAGTTAGTCGTCTTCTCGTCAATTACCTCCAGCACGCCATCAGCAGTATGATAAAAAGCAATGTCGAGGTGGCCAACCACTTTACCATCATGCAGAGACACTTCTTCTTGGATAAATAGTCTTCCATTTTCTTCCAACACCTTTCGCTTCAATTCGACGGCTAATTCCATGTCGTCACCAATTAGTGTACCTGTCCTCATGTTTCTCAAACTTTTAGCTGGCGTTTCCTTTTCGATTCCCTGTCTAGCGTACTGATGTTTAAGGAAACAGCTATTGCCACTAGACATTCGCCATTTGTCGGGGTTGTTGTTTTTTTGAGCCTCTGCATTTACATCAATTAGATACTGATTATAAATATGAGGTATCATCTGTATTAGTCTCATTTATTCACCTTTCGCATATATGTACAACACAAATAAATATATCAAGCCATTAGGTATTTCACCATCAAATACATATAGCCCAATTATTGTTCCAATTAAAGCAACTGAAATATTAAGAAGTCTGTCTTTCAATTTCTTTGTCATTTGTCAATTTCCTTTAAAAAGTCTTCAATAGTTGCCTTGATTGTTATGAGAGTATTTCTTGAGAATGGAACATTAATAACAACTTTAACTTCTTTTTTAATTTCATTAAGAATGCAAAATTGAAGCAAGTTTATTCTTGCATCCAATTGAGTAATTACAACTGAATCGCCTTCTTGTGTAAGACTTGTTACGCTTTTCATTGTTGTTTCATCCCTTCAAGTATGTTTTCATGGTCTTTACGATACTCAATATATTTACCTAATATAGCATTCATTTGGTCCATTGTTATGATACCAAGACTGTTTATAAGTGAAAGACAAAACAATCGTTCAGCATCGTCATGTTTTACAGCAAATTGAGATATTTTCAAGTCAAGTCCTTGTTTCATTTCTTCTTCAACTCCTTTTGTACTTGTTCTGATTCTCTAAGTATTCTAGCAATATAAAACACGCCTAATTTGTCAATTAGACTTTGTATATAATCTAGCGGATTCAGGGGCATTACTTTCCTTGAGAATCGCGAGCTGAATTATCATACATTGGTACCAGTTACCTGTAATTTGTTGTGCATTAGCGAGGGCTACCTCCAACTGTTTTAGTTTGTCGTCGTCGTCGGTCATGGTAACAATTCCGTCTGACCCGCAAGATATTGAATGTATGTCGTCATTACATCGACTACGGCCTGTGCTTCTTCTCTGCTCTTGATGGTGAAGAATTGTTCTATTCCCCTGTCAGTATTAGCGGCAGTAAGTATAGTAACCGACTCAATACTACTTACCATCGTAATAACATTGTCACCTTGTACATTTCGTATTGTTTTACTTGTCTTAAATTGTTTCACAACCCACTCCTTTAAAAAGTTAGGGGCAGTCACACAACCGCCCCTTTGTAGTTAGCCATCGCATGTCCAGATAGTTTGGCTAATTCATCAACATCCTTTCTAGCGATGTCAGTAATATAATAATTAGAAGTATTAAACCAGCTTGTTTAACTTGAGTTATTATTAGCTGTCTCATTTTTGATAACCTCCTCTATTAACATAATTGCCGTAGTTAAATATTCGTCAATACCTTTAAATGACTGAAAGGAAGCATCACTATATTCATCCGTATTCCTGACTGCATCTAGCGATGTGTTAATTTGGTCAACCTGTAGCGCAATTTGTTTCAACGACTGTAGGTCTATTTTGTTCATGTTAATACCATCCTTATTGCTCTTACTATTAAAAATACGCTAGCCCAACATCCGACTAAAAATATTGTAATAATAGTTAAGCATCCTATTCGACTAGGCAATTCTTTAGAATACATTGCATCTCCAGCTGTTTATATTTTGATTAGAGAAAGGCCAGCAAGTGTTATCACGCGCTGCAACCTGGGGAGGGTCACAGCACCTTGCCAGCCTTTAGGGGTTAGTTAATTGTCCAGAGAATAGAAAAGGTTTTCCAGTTTAGTCGCCCAGTCATTAATGTATTAAAAGTCGGACATGGTCACATGAGCAGATATTTGCGCGGTGACTGCGGAATCAATACAACCTTACCGCTATTTGATTGACTTTTTATCCTATTCTCTAAATTGTTTGTCGTCAGCTACTACGATTACGTCGCTTACTAGCCAACGCAATTTTGTTCTTTGACTTACGCGACAGTCTGGCATCACGTCCTTTGTGATTGAGACATTCATCAATATCCCACCCATTAGATTTTCTGACAACTAACACTCTCTCGATTCTCGCTTCTTCTCGTCGCTTCATTATTATAAACACCTTTCTATTCTTATTCGTACAAAATGATTACCATCCCTTAAACGCTTAAACAAACTCCACAACAACTTAGCCAACGACCGATAAGTTGTATACTCTGGCCCTCTACCATTTCGATGCTGTTGCATTAAATTGTAGCGTACAGACATCCAACACCTCCATCTAAATTTTGATTCTGCGACCCTAAGTTTCTCGGTACGTCTCGCCAATTAAATTAGCAATGTTACAAGCAGAATTAAATTGAGAGTTTTAACAGCAGAATGACTAATATTTTTTCAGTACTTAGACTATCATATTAAGATATAATTATTAACTATAGTAAGTAATACTATTATTATCATATCATCTTTATCTATTCATATTAAGTTTTAACTCAATCGCCGTTAGGCTAAATTTAACTTCAAAAACACCTATTCCTACTATATTCTTAACAATGTTGATAACTTTATTTTGTAGGTATAGTATAAACAGTAGTTTACGAGAGTAAAATATATTCATTGACAAAATGTTATAGGTCACTAACCTTCATGAGCTAAGTGTAATAAAAACAACAAACGCACGTAAATCAGGGGGTTTACGACTAACGTGTTGTTATTACTTAACTTACAAACTCGAAAACAGCCTAAAAACGTCCTCGCCTTAAGTATAGTAATTACAGTCCTTTACGGTACTTTGAGCACCCTGAGAAGCACGAGAGCCTTATTACTTTAGCCTTATTACTATGTATATTTACAATACAATAGCCCTTGTCTTCGTCCGTTTTAGAGTAAAACCAACAGTTTCCACACTTACGCTTAGTCTTCCAACGCTTCTTGAACTCACTTGCACAATCAATAGCAAGCCTGCAATCCTTACAGCTATTCATAGTAGTATACCATTCAGTATTAGTTATTATTAATCGGGTAAAAAAGGGGCTAGACAACAGCCCCTCTCAGTCTTAGACTGGCACCTCAGTAGTTGAACCAGTACCGTTGACAAATACACCTACGCCCTCTGGGATACCTGTCTCTTTGTAGAATGCCTGTAACTTGAGGTTGGTGCCCTTCGCTGATACCTTGGCAATCTTTGCAACGAGCGCGTCTTCCTCACCTGAATAGAATGCTTCCCTCTCGTAGCGAGTTGTACCTACAAAGTTGTCGTTACTGTCATACTTGTCAAATGAATTCAATGCTGTCTTCATAATCAATACTCCTTTTGAATGAAACTTAACTAAAATCCGAATAACCGAATCCGGAAACCGAGGGGTACGTGTTGCAATATAGGTCACGTTTCAAAATTACCTCATTTTCTAGACAAAAGTTGCTGTTACACGTCCTAATTGTCTCACTTCCCGGCAAAAAGTTGTTATCGAACGAAAGTTAACGAAGTCGAAGTTGTCAGTAGTTGCGTTGCTTGACTATATAATGAAAGTTGGTGTGAAAAATTCTGTTGTTTTTTGTCATTTTTCGGTTTAGGTTAATAACATGGGTGCCGTAGCAAAGCCGCGAGTTGTTGAAATTGAGTCTGTGTACGGTCTTGAGGTTCGTTTTCAGGTGATTCGGCCTCGGGGTGGTGCCTCTCCGCGTAAGCATCTGGTGTTTGATTGTTTGGCTGACTTCGAGTTGTTTCACATGGCGCGAGATGGCGTGGTGCCAAAAGTGTCGCCAGATTGGCGCTTAGCTGACGAGGGAGATTGGGTTGTTGCTGATGCTGATGGCGGAGTTGCTCAGATTCTCAAGCGTGGTGGGTTGAAGCACCCGAAGGACTCGGTAAATTGTAAGGTTGCCCCGAATGGTTATTGCCGGACGGTAGTTGGTACTTTCAGTACTAACAAACGGTATCGCATGGATACCGATTTTACTGCACATGCAAATCGCTACACTTTTACCAACAATCCTAATGCTTATTCGTTAAGGTATGCGATGACGCATCGGACGAAGTTGACTAACAAGGAAAAAAAGTTTGTCTCTACGTTGATGATGTGCTTGCAACAGGGGAATGGCAGGCAAGAGTCGCTAATTATCGCGGTCAAGGAAGCGGGATATGCGGCTAGGGATTTGCACAGGACTATGGAGAAGGCTAATGTTTTATTGCAACAGGATAGAATTATGAAATTAATATCAGAACAGATGGCAGATGCTGCTGAGGAAATCGGCTTGACGGTCAAGTTCGTGATGCGGGGAGTGTACGAGTTAGCTTCAAGTGCAAGGCGTGAGGATGTGCGCCTGTCGGCTTTGAATCAGGCTGGTAAGTATATTGGCATGGAGCGCGAAGAAATCGACACCGAGAATCAGTTGGGAGCTGGCTATCAGGGTTTCGGTAACAAGCCGCTGACTGATGGTAAACCTAATGGCGAGTCAGAGGTAGAAGCGCTAGAGGCCGAGTTTGATGACTTTGGAGCGGCAGAAGATGTTGACAACAACGAAACAAATGACGGAGAAACAACAAAATGAGCGAAGAACAATCGCGACCTACGGCGTGGGGTACATTTTCACAGCGACCTAACGTAATTGACGCAGTTCAATATGTAGTAGTCGAAAAGGATGGCAAGAAGTTTAACAATTTCCTGAAGATAATTGAAAAGCCTCACGTTAATGGCCGCGTCTATCAAGATGGCGAGGTTATCCGCGTGAGCAGTAAGAATGGACGAATGCAGCTACGCGACGGCATGTGGCTAGTGATGACGCTACTTGGCGAGTTCGAGGTTTATACTGACGAACAGTTTCAGCGACTATTTGTCTCTGGCTTTTCTTCGTCGAGCGAAGCGGAGACAGGAGGGAGTGGAACGACCGCGCAGGGCGAAGCCCTTCTAGAACACGGAAAAGAGTTGACTGGAATAAAGGCTGACTTCATTTCATTGCAAACCGCTTTTACTGAGGCGAAAGCCGAGGGTGTTGAATTGTCCAAGAGAACTAGCGAAGCTGAAAAAGAAATTGCAGCAATATCAAAACAGATTGCATTTATGAAGAAAGGTACTACTTCTAATGTTAAAAGTAAAGCCGGCAAATCCTAAATTGTTAATACTCCCAATGGGAGTCGAGATAAAGACCAAGGGTGGTCTATTCATGCCAGGTAAAGTTTTCGGCCAAGACCTTGAACTTGCCAGAATCGTTTCGGTATCTAGGGTAGTCGAGGAACTTAACGAGCCTGATATTGCTAAGGATAAAATTGTATTGGTTAACGTTCACTCAGGCTTTCAGGTTACTTACGAGGGTACGACTATGCGACTTGTGACAGTAAATGACATTCACGCATATGTCGAACTTGACGGTGAGGAATTAGCCGAACAAAAACCAATGCCAGCCAATATCGAAATGCCCGAAGATTTTTAATGAGAGAGGCTAATGTATCACATCGAAATGCTACATTACCAGACACTTTTACTGACACCGAGCTACTCGAGACCTTCGACAAGATGGTCAAGAGTGGCTGGGTGATGTCTAGAGGTCATGAGCGAGTCTCGCTAGTTGGTCCAGGTACTACATATTACGGTACTGACGTCAGGCAAATATTGAACGTAGTGACTAAAGAGAGGATGGAGCGATTCTTTTGACTCCAATGCCAAATCATTGCATTGACTGCGACAAGCCAACGACTGGAACTAACTCGTTGTGTGACCGCTGTTTAGTAGACGAGCGAACTAGACATCATTCTGGAATAACTGGCGACAATCAGCCGACCACTACCGCAGACCTAGAACAGAAAACAGTACCAAGCGAGCGCAAATGATAGATAGAAGTTATGAAATAGAAGAACGAAAAGTTATTGAAAACTGGCGAATGCTTGACTATACTGGAAAATCATGCCCAAATTGTAATCGAGTTAGGCTTTGCAAGTGTGTAAACACCAAAACTCGCTGTGAAAAATGCAATTGGGTTGTAGAAGATAAAAAATATTGTCCAGTGAGCGATTAAAATGATTATAATGCCAAATGGCTTACACCATGCTTCAGCCGAGGAACGAAAGTTGTACCTTGCCTACAAGCATATGATAGCCTTTGGCAAACTGTTCCTTCCAGGTGATTTCCTCAAGTCCAAGACTCCTGAAGTACACTACAAATTAGGCGCGGAATTCGACTCTGACTCGCAAAAGCCAGTCGCATTTATCTTAGCACGTGAATCAGCCAAAACTACCTTAACAAAGTGTTCAATACTTCAAGACTTCTGTTTTGCTTACAAGGCAGAAGAATGGGGCTGGGCTAAAGAACGTGAACAATTGTTTCATGTCTGGGTGTCGAAGTCTCAGGTTGATTCGTATGCTAACATGCACTACATACGGATGAATCTAGAACACAACAAGCGCATAAAATACTACTTTGGTAACATGCGCGGCTCAATCTGGAACATCGAGAACATTGTTACCTCAACTAATCAAAAACTTCAATCATTCTCTACACTCAAGTCAGTACGTGGACAAACATGGGCTGATTTAGAGAAAGGTACTCTGCGTTTATCCCGCGCCTTTATTGATGATGCCGAGACTGAGGCTAATACCAAGACCGACAACTCGCGCAAGTTTATCAAAAATACGATAATGAACGCAATTTACCCCGCTATCGAGAAAAACACTCCAAGACGGAGATTATTCTTGACCGGAACCCCAGTTCACTGGGATTCAATGGCTCAGAATCTAATGGATGACTGGGCGCAGGCTGAGCGAGACGGAAAAACGGCTGATTATCCGTGGAATGTACACGTATACGGCTCCACACAGCCTGATATGGAGGGTGGCGTACTCTGGCACAGCTTTAGGCCAAGACACGTTCTTGACCAGATTAAGGCAGTGTTCGAGCGTTCACCAGAAGGTGTTGCTGGCTACTATCAAGAATATGAGTTACAGGTAACTACCGAAGATAATGCAACATGGTCGCGTAAACACCTGTTATACCACGACGCGCAATACGAATGGGATGAAGAAGAAAAACAGAGCTATATCTGGGTTAATAAGGTTCGCTATCCGTGCAACACATTTCTTGGATGTGACCCTGCTACCGACATTGACAACAAGGACTCTGACTATTCGGTAATTATGATAATTGCGGTAGATGCCGAGAATCGCAAGTATGTGATGGAGTACGTACGGAACAAGTATATGCCGACAGCCGGAATGCGCGACAAGGACATGAAGATTATCGGGAAAAAGGGTGTTGCTGACTACATTATTGAACTTGGGCAGAAATATCACATTAATAATGGCCGTGTTGAAGATGTTGCTATGAACAGGTCGGTATTCAAGGACTTGAACAACCTGAAGCGACAACTAGACGCTTACGACGTACATATAGCCCCTCATCCTCCTGGGGGACAGAACAAACACAATAGGATACATACCTTCCTTAATAGCGACTTCTCATCAGGGCTGATATTTATTCGTAAAAATATGTATGATTTAGAGAGCGAAATCGTTAAGTTTGGCCCTAAGATGGCACACGACGACACAATAGAAACATTATACTATTCGTGTCTAGGCGCATATCGCTACAAGGGAGAAAAAAAGAATAAAGATGCTCCTCTACCTCCAAATCTCCTGGACTACAAGCGGAAAAAACTAGAGGCATTGAGAGCAAGAAATAGAAAGGTTCAATCATCATGGATAACAATGTAATTGTCCTGGACAACGTTTCGATAATTTACGAGCACAAATTAATATCATTCGCGAGAGCCGTAAGGGCTGTCAATAGCGGTGAAGCGGTGTTAGAGCTGAAAAGTAATGGCGTTGAAATTAATATGTTTATCAAGGAGAACGACAATGGTCGAACAGACACCTGACCAAGTAGCCACTGGTCAAGCTGAAAATAACTGGTACTTACTACAGCGAGCAAATACGCCGAGGCGACAAGTATGGTTGCGCGACCTGTATAGGGGCGACGACTATTACGAGGATATTCAGCTAACGACACAAGAATTGCAAGATTTAAGAGATGCTGGGATGCCGACATTCACCACAAATCGAATGACGCCAGTTATCGAAATCATGAAGTATTTTATTACCTCTAATAGACCGCGCTGGAAAGCAACCGGATGGACTGGCGACGACAGTAAGATGTCTGGAATCTTTGACGGATTGTTCGAGTATTCGTTCCAGATGTCAGATGGCGACATGCAGATAGGGCAAATCGTACTTAATACACTGACTAAAAGTTTAGGCTGGTTTAACATCTATGCTGACCCAATGGCAGACAGGGGTATGGGTGAAGTGATGTTCAATAGCATTGCTCCCGATACTGTATATGTAGACCCTACTTGTCGAGACTTGATGTTTAGGGATGCCGCGTTCATTATCGTTGCAAAGAACGTGACTAAGAGTTGGCTCAAAAACCACCTTCCGCAGTATTCGGCAGAGATTGACGAGGCTAACGGGACTCCATTAACTACATCTTCCGCTGACAGTAGCAACCCTTCTAGAGACGAGGAAATTACTCAGGACGCAATGAGCACGAAGGAAGGCCTTAACGAAGTTGTCATCCCATTTGTCGAGACCTATAAGAAGAAAAAGGTTCTGTTTTACAATCTATTCATTCATCAAATACCCACGCCTGACGAAATTGGCTCAATAGAACAAGAAGCCAAGGTAGCAATCGAGGAATTGCAAGTTGAGCTACAGGTTCAATATGAAGAAGCTCAGAAGAAGCTGTCTGAACAAGTTGAAGCTGGAGAGATAATCGAATCCAGAGCTAAATTTGAACTGCAAAAATTACAGCGAGCAAGTCAAGTTGAGCTTCAACAAAAGCAACAATATTACGAATCTGCGTTCGAGCAGATGCAATCTAATGTCATTAACAAATCCATCCGCAAGTCAGAATATGAGGAGTTAATCAAGTCCGGTTCTATTGTCGAGACTGACATCATGCAGAAGATTCCTTACTGGGAAGACCGAGTATTTAAAGAGGTTAGTGTTGGGACTGATACTTTGTTGTATGACGAAGATACTGACTATATCGAATATCCGACTATACCGCTGCCATTCATGTTCAACGGCGGCCCGTACCCAATATCAGCCGCGAAGCCAATGATAGGTAAGCAACAACAAATTAACAAAGCTAATCAGATTACAATTCACCACGCTACGCTATCTAGCAACTCTCCCTGGTTAATTCAGGCCGGCACGTTAACTAGTGAGGAAGATTGGGACATGAATGTTTCGATGCCCGGCGGTCGGTTAGAGTACGAATATGCAGGGCCAGATTCTACGCCAGTCAGACAGAAACCTGAACCTCTAAACAACGCTTTTTTCAGCATCTCAGAAAACGGGAAGTCTGAACTCGAATATACGGCAGGTGTACCTTCGTCGCTGATGGGCCTAGCTGACAACCCTTCTGAGACATTCAGGGGTAAGATGGCTAACGATGAATTTAGTACGCGTAGATTGAAGGCTTGGATTAAGACGGTTTTTGAGCCTGTATTGACTCACGTAGGTAACGTATTTCTCGACGTGTCGCAGCATGTTTACAAGATTCACAAGGTATTCAGGGTAGTTAGCGAGACTGGGTTTAAAGAGTATGAAATCAACGTGCCGATATTTAACGACATTGGCGACATCATCGACAAGATGTACGACTATGAAACGCTCAAGTTTGACATTCGTGTAGTATCTAACTCTACGCTTCCAACTAACAAGGAAGCTGAAGAAGGTCGCTGGATTGAATTGCAAGAAAAAGGCATCACTGACGACGTTGAGACGATTAAGCACATACAGGGTATCGACGACAAGGAAGCACTGATGAAACGCAAGTCTGTATATTCACAACAGGCTGGTCAAATCGAGTCATTAGATGGCGAGGTCAAGAAGCTACAGGGTGACTTGCAGACCGCACAGCGAGCAGTTGTCAACGCTCAGATTCAGAACGATGTGCTTAGAGGTAACATGGAAAACCACAAGGATGTTGTCGAAACTGAGGGGCAACAAAAGAATCTACAGAAACAGATGAAGAACGAACTTGATTTATTTAAAAAGGAGCTAAGATTGCTAGCGAAGCAGGTGGCTCAGAATAATAAGACGGAGACAAAACCGGACAAGAAAGATTAACTTGTCCTATTGTATAATCTAGTACTCAAGATTATATTGTAAATGAAAGGAAATTGAAATGGCTGGACAAGGCGCAAGCGCAAACGAAGACCAAATGCCACAGGCAGATAACTTCTTTGCAACACTAGACCAAGAAGGCGAAACACCAAATCCACAAACTCGGATAATCGAGGAAAATGTCACTCAGACTAAAACGTCACAAATGGGCGTTGATTTTACTCAAGAGGCTGACAGGTTGGAAAACGGTGAAGTCGTCAAACCTTCAGATGCAAATATTGCGGAGGACAAGTCAGATAATTCTGAATTAGTAGAGGCAATGAAAACTCAGAATGATAGCATTAATGCCTTAATCAAATCACAACAAGATTTGAAACCAATTCAACAACAGACTCAGACTGAGCAACCTAAAAACTTGGCTGAATACCTATTCGGGAAAGAAGCCGCAAGTGAATTTGTGTACGACCCCGAAGAAGCCGTCTCAGACCCTTCTAGTGACTCTGCAAAGTATCATAGAGCTGAGATAGCCCTAGAAACACGCAAACAGATTGACAGGGACAAGGCCGAGACTAAAGAACAGGATGCTCAAACGATTTTCTCAAACGAGAAGACCGCATTAATGTCTGAGTATAAGATGTCTGAAGCTGATTTTGACGCATTTGAGAAAAGTGCTAAAGACAGAAACGTATCGTTAAAGGATATTTACCTCATGATTCACCGTGAAGAAATATCGAAGAATATTGCGCAAAATACTGCAAAACAATATTCAACTCAGCGTACAAAAATGTCACAAATGGCTCCAGCGTTTGCCGCAAAAGGTGGACAGGAAATTCAGAAAGAAACTGATTCTCAATTCTTTGGCTCACTTTTCGGTATAAACGACAAACAGTTTGAAACTACAATTTAAGGATAATTAATAATGGCTAACGATTATAGCGGAATTACCAGACCTTATGGTGATACTCCCCGCACCGTTCAAGCGCCAGCTACCGACCTTAATCAGTCCGACCTAAATGAAATTGGTCGCTCTGGTTCGCCGGATACTGGTGACCTAAGACGCTCGTACAATTTTGGAAAGGATTATACCAAGCTGAGTTATCAGCGTGACCCGTATCTTCACTTTCTGAATATGATGCGTAAAATTCCAACAGATGACCCCAAATTCAAATCAACTACCCGTCGCGGTGGAGCTAGTCTTCGTCGGTTTGGCTACGTTGTTGGTCTTGGAGCCGTCGGTGAAGTATGTACCGATGATTTGACTGAAACGCTTTCTTCAGGTGCATGGGATAGCGCAGGTTTGCGTGAATGTTTACAGGCTACCGCTCCTGGAATGGGCGCAACATCATTCTCTAACGCCTCGTTTGACACCACTCAGGGAAATTTACAGTCAATTATGATTATGGCTGACTACAAACGCGTAGGTCAGTTGCAGAATCGTGTTGGTTGGACTAGTTCTGATGCAGGCTTTATCGCATTAGGTGAGGCCGGAACTAAACCTAATTGGTTCCATCCGAATCAAACGATTCAGATTCCAGTTAGTTCAACAGCTCCTGCTGACGCATTTAACACTCCTACTGATTATGTGATTGCTCGCATTATCTCCGTTTATGATGTTACTGCCGCTAATGGCGGTACTACATACGGCGAGGGCGTGATTCTGAATTGTCGTCTTATCAAGACTCAGTCAACGCACATCTATCCTACTGCATATTATGGCGCAGGCTGGGATGGAAGTACTCATACTGACCTTCTGAGTGTAACTCACTCAACAGGGACTTCAAGTCTTGCTCAGAAACTAGAGCCTATGCGCTCCTATGTTATGGGTTCAGCTTATCACGAGTTGTCAGGTTATGGCGAAAGTCATCGCGACCAGTTGTATTCAACCGATTATGGTCTGACTCAGGAGTTTAAAGAGACTGCATTGATGTCATATCGTGCAATGTCTACCGTGCTGAAGTTCGAGAAAAATCCTTGGACTGAGGAATGGCAAGATAAGATGTTGGCTATCAACCTTCAGTTAGCTTATACCGCTTACTTCGGTGAACAGTATGAAGATGCTGACGGAATTACTTATACTGAGGGTATTATCAACTATATCCTCAATAACGGTAATCAGTTTGCATTATCATATGCCGACAAAGATGTTGACGACTTCCTAGAAGATATGTCAGCATTTAACGACCCACGTTTCAAACCCGACATGGGCGCGAATACCTATTACTTCGTACCTACTCGCACCTGGAACTGGTTAGCTAAACAATCCGGTTATCAGAAAAACAACGTTGAAATCTCACCAAACTATCGCCTACAGGCTTCCGGTAAGGGTAAGAAACTCGGCGTTCCAGTACGAACGATTGACGCAGACGGAACGACTATGAAAGTTGTCCGTGATGTAAACCTTGACCGCACAAACGTCAAGATGGTAGCCATTGACATGAACGGTTGTGCAATTCGCCCACTTGTTGGTAACGGATATAACAACGATGTTACGGTTCATGTTGGCGTAAAAGATAAAGCAAACTCGGGTGAGAGTTACAGGGTTGACTTGATTGATGCTGATATTGGCTTCAAGCACAAAGTTCCTGAACTTCACGCGGTTTGGGTTTAATAGGAGGTTATGATGACTTTAGTAAAATCAAATCGCGCTCCTTCCGGTGACCAAAAGTATGTTGTTGGCCCATACAATCTAAATCAAGCTCAACTCGCATCAATGGTTAACGCTGGCGTGAGTGAGGCTGTAACCGCTAATAAAGCGCTAGTTGCTAATGACTCAGGGAAGACGCTATTTGTTGACCCTGCCGCGACTACATTGATTCAGTTGCCATCCGCTGTTGCTAATCCTGATTGGAAGATTCGGATTTATATTACAGAAGGTGATGGCGGGACAATGGACCAGAAGATAAACATTGGAGCTTACGCAGGTGAGTTTTTCAACGGTTATCTTGTTGGTGGCGATGCAGGTGGTTCTGTAGTCGGTAACGGTTCTTCAAATGATTTCATTACTTGCGCAACAGGTTCTACAAGTGGTGAGTTCTTTGATATAATGTCTAACGGTGTGGCTATGTATGCAACTGGTATAGTTAATGATGTATCTCACACTCTGTTTGCTGACACAGCAGGTTAAGGAGTAAATAAATGAGAACAAGATTAGGTTCCCGTGGAAGTTTCAGTGGGCAAGTATTTGAGAAAATAACTGCCGCAGAATCAATTCTAAACGGCGACAGTGGCAAAGTGTTTATGCTCGATGCTACTGACGGAGCTTATAGCCTTACGTTTCCTACAGTCTTAAAAGCTGGCGTAAACTATAAATTCATTGTTCAAGAAGATACCCCTACTGGAGCTATCACATTAGCTTTCGGTAGCGCTATTGTACAAGGTAACGTTTTGGCTGGAAATCCAACTACAGCTAAGATGGAAAGTACCGAAGGTACAGCAGTATCTAATGTGATTATCGGAACAGGCGCGAAAAAAGGCGCATGGCTCGGTATCTCATGTGACGGTACTGGTTGGTTTTTTGAAGGTCAGGGTTCTCCTGATAATTGGATAACAACTAGCTAATTGTAATCAAAGGGGTGGGTTAACGCTCACCCCTTGTTACATACGGAGTATTTATAATGGCAGTAACTACTTTAGTTAGTAGAATACGTGCTTTGACTAAAAGCACTACAGTATTGGGTATCAGTGATGATAATGTGGTAGATGAATTGTCTGCCGGTTGTAAATTTGTCATGGCTGTAGCGCCTAAATATCTTTTATCCCCATACGCTGAATTTTCAGCAATCACAGACGGGAACGGATTCTCATTCGGCAACGATACGGTGTTGTCAGTAGAGCGAGATGGCAGCGATGCTAAGCTATTACCATCTAATCAATTTTATTCAGAGGGCGTGTCGGATGCAAGCAGTTTGTTTGCGAGAAGTAAGTTGTTTCCAGGGGTATACATTAGGGGCGGTAAAATGTACATTAAGCCAGACCCTACTTCTGGCGAACCTGGAAGTATAACGCACGTAAAAGTGCCCGAAATATTAGCCGGAACTTTCGAGGTCTTCGGAATGTTAGAGGATGCCGTAGTTCATTATGCGTGTGCTCAAGACTTTCTGGCCCTGTCCGGAATATTCAGGGACAAGGCGATAGTCGAGCTTGACGCAATCAAAGATTATTTCACTACATTCATCTCGTTAATTCCGGACTACTCAGCCGTCTCATCGGTACTGCCTCAACAGCCGAGCTTGTCATTGACGGCTCCTTCTTTTACTTATTCCTCGCCCGTAACCTCTCCAGACTATTCGACTATAGATTCTAAAATATCATCTGACGATACAGAGGTCGCATCATCTGTCTCACAAAAGATTTCAGCACAATTAAACGAATATCAGGCCGACATTCAGAATCAATCTACTAAAGTAAAGACCGAAGCTGAAGAATATGGCGCTACAATACAGCGATACGCTAACGAGTGGACAGCATACCAAAAAGAGGTACAAGCTATTGTCAGTAAGTATTCGGGCGACATACAAGGTAGTGTCAGCGAGTTCCAATCAAATTTATCGAAAGCTACTTCATATATACAACTTGCACAGACGCGAATACCGCTAATGAATGAATATAGTAACATCTCAAGAGTTAACGCAGAACAATCATCCTCACAATTTTTACTCGCTTACAAATTCATGGAAATGCACGTTGTTAAGTTTTCAGGGACACCACAGGAAGGTGGTAGATAATGCAAATATTAGAAGTTTTAGAACGCGTTAATTCTACGCAGACAAATTTAGTCATAAAATATATTAGAAACGCATTTCAAGAATTACAGGAAAGTTATTACGAGAAAACCAAAACCTCATATATAAACCTTATTAGTGGTGTTTCAGACTATAACCTTCCTGTTGACTATGTCGCATTAGTGCCAGGAGGTACTGACAATGGTATTCAAGTTAATGATAATATTACTGATTCAGGCGATTATCGCTGGACTATTGTTGGTAGAAAGTTACGTGTCTATAAAATCAATGACGAGAACCAGCTTTCGACACCTGACCAAAATTACGCCAACGGAATTGCAATCGCTCACACTTATATTGGCTACAGTTTTATTCGGAATCCAAGCGGCGATTCTAACTACTATACTGCTGGTGGAATTACAAGTGGTGATGAAATTCTGATTCCCGACCCAGCGGCATTGCTAGACACGGTCGTGAGTGTTACTGACCAAACCCCATCTATTCGTACTGACTACGCTAAACTTGGACATCATTATCAGCGAACGGCTTATGACAAGATTGAGAGTGAATTGTTGATGACTACCGGCAACGTATACATGATTGCAGCAAGGTCATTAGTTGATTTTACTTCAGTAGGTGCGTCGGCTAATACTGTTGGTACTATCTTTTTGACTACCGACCCTAGCGGTTTAACACTCACCCAGAACGACGCAGTAGAAGAGTTAGGGACACCGATAACTAGCGGTCAATTGACTAAGGACGTGACGTACATGATTACGGCTCAGAGCGCGATTGACTTCACTCTTGACGGGGCGGCTGACAGTAACCTGAATACCGTATTCACATCGACGGGTAGCATCAATACGATGACCTCAGTTGACAACGTGATAGCCCTACCTACCTGGGAATCTATCAATTTTCTCGACACTAGCCTCTATACGGACGTTTCTAACTTGACTTCACCCGATGAGTATAGCTATATTGAATGTGACGAGACAATAGCCGAGGCTATCATCGAAAATGTTAAAGGGCAATTAGCTGGTGAGGATGTAGCGATGGAAAAATATCGACATCTAAAATTTAGAAAAAGGGCAAGTGCGGGTATGACTATTCGAGGTGGGAGGAAAAGAAAAATTAATGTACCACCTAGAGTATATCGCCTGGACATGAATGACTGATTAAATAAAAATAGCTAATAGCCAAATGTGAATACTAGTATCAAAAGTCTTGGGTGGCGGGATTCACATAACAACAAAGGAGACTACCAATGGCTAATCTTGAACGCAAAGCGCGTGGTGCAGTAACTAACGAAGCTTTATCTAACATCACCGCAGAGTATCATCCCAAACATATTGTAACGCTTAACGATGATATACCAACCGCTGTTCCAATTACATACCCGAATTTCTGGGTAAACATACAGTCGGACAAAGATACTTATTATCACTGGAGTCGAAGGACGCCAGAGGATAGATATTCTACTGTAGTTGATAAAATTACATTTGAAGATAATACCGTTAATGATTTCGTAAAGGGTACTAGCGCATATGCTTTATCTAGCATGGACGTTGACGGCTCATCTACACTCGAAGGTACATATTGCCTCCAGGGTACTGACGGAGCGGCGATTAATAACGCACATCGTTTTGCATACGGGGTTCCAATAGAGTGGAAGGCTGGAACTGTTTATGTTATTCGATTCTATGCAAGCGGTCAACTTCTAGATTCTGTTAACAGTTATATACTATTAAGTCACTATACTGAAAATGGTGTTGGTACTTTCGGCAACGCGATTACTGGCACATGGCGAGCAATTAGCGGAAAGTTAGGTCTTAGCGATTTGCCTCAGTTACAGACTAACGGTAAAACTTGGTATGAATTTGCATTCGAGCCAGATGCTACGCAGACTGGCTATCTTCATTTTGTATTCAACAACGGTGACGGTGTTTTGCAAAAATTATTCATCGACAACTTTGAAGTCTTGTCAATAGATTCTTCTGAATATGTTCCAGTTGACCCACTCGATACATCTACAGCATTACACCTTTACGGGAATACTGAATATGAGCGAAGGGTTAGATGGGGAGTTGCTGACGACAGAAGCATTAACGCCTTGTATTTGATTCTTCAGCGAAAAGTTGCAGCATCAACTACTGTCCGAATAGCGGAGGGATAAGCCATGAGTGATATGGGAAATCAATACGTAGCTCAGCGAGTACAACTTGTAGAGGTCGCGGATATTACCGACCCTTCTGCTGAATTGAACGAATTAAGTTCTAGCGAAAAAGGCGGAATTGCAGTAGTTTACGATACAAGTGCTGGCAATGATGCTATGACTTTGTACGCATGGGATGACGCATCTTCTGAATCTGAAAATGTACCTTATTCCGTTGATGGTGCTGAAGGTATGTGGCTTGCAATAGCTGGTGAATATAACTATTTTGACCCAGCTTCACTTCCGATGGATATTGTAACAGACCCGCCAACTAATACTATAGCTACGACAGCTAAGGTTGACACATATTCTGGTGTTATAGTCACACTGACAACTTCTGGAAATTCTCAGACAATGAGCAGCCCTACCGAGACTACTCCAGGTAGGCGATTTACCGTAGTTAATCACAGTACATCTACTGATACTATTGAAGTTGCTGGAATAGTAATAGAGCCGCTGTTTGCACAATGCTTTATGTGGGACGGGGCAGTTTGGATTCCAGTTACGTCTGTTGATGCTGAAGATATTACTTACAATCCTGCCGCAGAATGGTTGACATCGACTAATGTACAGGACGCTCTCGATGAATTGGCTGGTAAAGAACCACTTGTCAGCCACGACGTAGGTGGAGCAGGCTCAGTCTCAGTAGTAGACGATGTAGAATCAGCATCCATAGCACTTGAACTATTCGGCTCACCCTTTAGAAATGATATTCTAAAAGGCAATGCTACCTTTGAAGGTGTAAGCGGTGATGTCTATTTGTATCGCATTAATACCGCTGGTACAATCACATATGAAATGTTCACCTCATCTACCACGGGTGCAAATACTCCAACGGCTAATACTGAATCAGTATTCGATATGACTAAGTTGGGTGTCTACAATACCGACCAAGTATTAGCAATGGCTTCTCTTGGTGTGGTTGTAACTACCTCAACCCGTATTGATGCCTTGTCAACAGGTGATGCTGGTACAGTTATGCCAACACTCCAACCTGATTATGTTTATGGATTAGCTTCCTCAGAGGTTCATAGTGCTGTTAATCGTGGGAATAACTTCTTCTTTGGTGACTTGCTTTATGATGCAGGGTCTAATGGTGGTGGTGTTATTGTAAATTCACCGACAGATTTTAGATTTGATAATGACAGTGCATCAACTTATGTTTTACCAAGACTTGTATTAAAAGTCGCTAAAGGTGAACAATACACAATCGGCTTGTCTGTAGAAGATTTTGAATCTAATGGTGGTGTCAATACAATCTATATGGACGGGCAATCAGCCGCTTGTTCTGACGGTGATAAATCAATCACATTTACAGCCAGTGATAATGAGGTTGTATTTTATATAGACACCCCGACATCGAACACAAGTAGCGCACATATTTATGACATCCAACTAAACCAAGGCTCCACAGCCCTACCCTACAAGACCCCATTAGATTCAGGATTCCTTGCTGGGAGTTTGAGTGAGAATCAGTTAAGGAATGGTAATGGTGAGTTTGGGGTTGATGGGTGGGAAGATTCTGTTGCCAATACAGGCTTTGAGCATGATGGGACTGAGTTTATTATTACGCATGAAGCTAACGCTGCGGCATCTGAACAGACCGCAGTGCTTAACTCATTCGAGGGAACTTTATATGCTAATCTAACTGCGATTCCTTCCGCAAAAGCGATTGAAATGCAAGTCTATGTTTATGAGCAAAATGATAGTGATGTAGATTTGGTCGCTGATGGCTGGACATGGGATGGCGCGAATGATAGATATTACAAGGCGTATACTTCGGCCACTGAGTTTGTTGCATATTTCAATGCTATTAAGTATATCAAGTTTTATTCAACATCAACAACAATTACAGACGAGGCTAAATTTAAAAAAGTTCAACTCTATAAAGGCTCATACACCCTCGCAGAAATGCAAGCCAAGCCTTATGTATCATTCTCACCCCTCCTACTCCTAAACTCAGGAAACGGCACTACTAATGTCTCAGACTCTTTAGAACAGGTTGGCCCTAATGTCATGCTTAATCGTAAGGTTGAGACTGTTGAAGGGTTTGTCTTGGGTGATGATGAGATTGATGATACAGCGTTAAATACTAACACTGTGACAAATTCAGGCAATACCTCTTTTGACTATGATAATTTCAGTGGTGCAAGTGCAACTGGTTTTACTGCTGATACTGTATCAGCCAATGGTGCTTATGTTAACTTGCAGTTAATAGCTAATTTTGTAGCATCAAAACATTATCGTATTTATTATAATTTAGTTATTAATGCTGGTACTGCACCGTATGTCAAAGAGGTTACAGGTTCACCCGATTTAGGACAATTATCTGCCGGGACTGGATTGTATCTTGATTTTGTAACTACAGATGCGTTTAGTGAATTGTATCTTGCTCATAAGGCAGGTGAAACTGCTGACTTTATAATATCTAACATCTCGGTACAGGCTTACAATATCTGGCAAAACACATCCCAAGAACCTATCAACTTGACTGAGACAGGGGTAGCTATTACCTCACTTATCCAAGTTGCCCATGAAGGACCAAATTATATCGTTATGCTTGGTAATATGCTTGCCATATTCACATACGAAACAGGCTTTCAGGCAGTTGCTAATGATGTCAGGACTAACAAGCAAGAGATTCAGGCATTGCAACAAAAGTCATTCTTGCCACAGTTCCTGTCGTTAACACCAACATCTGATTTGATTGATACTGATGGTGCAACCTATGAGTTTAAAGATAATCCGGTAATCAGAGACTTCTTTAAAAATATAGATGTGGTAGAATTTGCCAAGCATGGGAATGTTACTGACGTAATATTTTTCCCCAATTCAGTAGTTGTAATTACTAACTCAACAGGTGTAACTGGTGGACAAGAAGCATTTCACGGGACGCTAACACCTGCTGAAGCGCCTTCGTACTGGGAGGTGTAATCATGTCTAATTCATTCTCTCCTGATTTACAGAGTGATTCTATAACTGCTAAATCGTACACAATGTCAACACAGGGTATTGGAACAGGTAAGTTTTACAGTGCTGGCTTTTATGATGCTCCTGTTGCCGATGCAAACCTTAACCAAGGGTCGCTAACACAGACCTATGGAGCTGCAACAGGCTCACCAGCAGCACATGCTTTCATTGTGGCTGGTGGCGCTGGCTCAGTCGATACTGGGGTAGTTGGGTTAAGGGTCACAGGGACACGAATACAAGATGATGGTACAAGGACAACAAGTTATTCTGAAGTTTTGAGTGCTGATATTACCACGCTCTCCCTGAATGAATATCTTGAAGGTGCTAAGTTCTTGGGAACTATGACTTTCGAGTTATACGTTGTCTCTGGCGCACCTACTGCTTACTCGCTTGATTTCAATTATGGTTTTTGTAAGTACGAGGATTTTGGGAATCAGGATTTCACACTTAGAGGGCTTGAGTGTGTTTGGTATGCAGGGGCTAATGATTCATCTTTTGATATTGAATTATTTCATCATAGTAGTTCAGGGTGGACATATCATGCTTCGGCATTCGCAGTAGGCGGAACGCTAATTGCTAAATTGAGCACAATTCATTCAACTGAACATGAGTTAATAGCTAACAAGCTCGGTGCATTCAAGCGTACAAGTTTGAGCAATACTATTAATGGCAGTGCATCCGAAGGATTAGTTCTTCAAATAACTACAGGAACAAACAACTCAATCGAAACCCTTGATTCACATCTGGGTGTTATAATCTAATGGCTAACTCCTTTTCATCAGTATTGGTTGGAGCGCACTTGGCGTCACCCTCTACAACAGTCATAACCTTAGCTGATACTTATCAATACTTGGTCGGCACATTCGCTAATAATCCATTAGAGGGATTTGCACTTGTTTCTGATGCTTTTGGGCCAGCTCTTGAATGTAGGGTTGATATACCTGCATGGTATGAAATTGACTACCACATCACCGCAGAGAGTGATAGGAATAGCACAAAAATGCACGGTGGTATTAGTCTTAGTATTGGTGGTGGAGCTTATGCTATTGAGGACCAGTCAATAGATGGCACTTTCTTAAAAGTATTTAATGAACCATTGCACTTTAGTGGTTCAGCACTTGTATTGTTGGGTTATGGTGACAGAGTTCAATTATCCATTACTACCGACGGAACAGGTGATTCTGTCATTACACGCCACTACAATACCACAATCATAAAAGCAAGACGGAGATAACATGAAATTTAAAGTATTCAGCGGAAAAGTTAAAGATTGTCACTTGGTTACTAAGGGTATCAGTAAAAGGCAGTTTTGGGTTACAGAGGCGGGCTATCATGTGGCTACAGTTAGACAAGATGGTTCATTAAAACTTGCTGATGGGTGTTCGATTGTAGCTGAAGTTGTACCACCTCCAGCTATTGAACCTGTTACTATTGATAACCTAAAAGCTGAGATACAGACCTACATGGACTTGATGGGTATTGAATTTAATTCAGGTGACACTAAAGATGACCTAATTGCAAAGATTGAATTAGCCAATGTCTAAGTGTGAGAATAAAGTTCATAACCTATTAGGGCTTAAACTCAGGATGAACCTTGCCGAAGTACACCACCTATACATTGGTATAGCTTTAGTATCGCTATCGCTTCTGATGCCCACCTGGGGAGGACTGATTACAGCCTTTATAGGTGTCTGGTTAATAATTGACGACATTTGGCAACATGTCCAACAGTATGAGAGATTCAACCCCTGCTACCATTCCCCAGTACACCGATTCATTTATGATTATTTAAAACTATACGATAGAAAATGGTTTAGAATATTAAACAAAGCCGCAGACTGGTTGTTTGGGCTGTTTAAATAATGGCAAAGAGCTGAACTAAAAGGAGCAAAACATGCCTAAAATGACAATGAGACAGTTGAAAAAATCGGAAGATGTAATTTTCACACTTACAGATGTAATAATTTGGGAGGTCGATTTTTCGATTAAGCTAAACATGGAATTGAAACATGCTAGGCAATTACTCGACGGATTCAGAGAAAAGTATGTTGAAATTATCAAGTCTAACGGTGGCCAGGAAGTCAATACTCCACAGGGTAAACAGTGGGGAATTAAACCACCACAGCCAGCTTCCCTTAGCGAGAAGGCTACAAAAGAGGATGTCGAAAAGGCTGACAAGGAATACAATGAGAGTATTTCCGAATACGAAGCTAGAAACACTTCAATCGAAAAGGCATACATTGCGATGCTTGAGGAAGTAACAGACATTCAAAATAACAAGATTCCGATTAGCGAGTTCAAGTCTAACTTTACTGCATACTTAAATCGCGAACTAAAAGGCAAGAAATTCAGCCTTTCGGGTACTGACATTGATGCCGCTGATTGGTTTATTAATTTCTCGACAAAAAAGAAGAAATAACAACAACAACTCATGTTCGGCGAAGAAAAAATAGTAACGGCTAAAATGAGAAGGGAAGTCACGATGGCTTGGCTTAAGCAAAATGTAACTGTTGGTAATTGGATTATTATAATCGTGTTGATTGCAGGTTGGATAGGTCAGGCATATGTAAGCGACTACAAAAGAGGTATCTTCGCTGACGAAATTAAGAAACTTGACGGCGTTGAGGTTGGAGAGATTGAGCTAAATTCCGACTATCGTAAACAAGGACATTCGTTTACGGAATCCGACGACATGAGTCTTGAGATTGCGTATTCTCATGCAATTAACAAGGATGTTCACATGCCATTCGCCGAAAAGGTAAAAGTGTTCGTCCCAAGAACTGAGTTCGAGACTACAGTAAAGCATCTCGAAAAGGTGTCCGTTAAGCAGGACAAGATTTATGACCTTCTTATCGACATGAGTAGCAGACTACCGAAGTAAAACTATTGGCAGTGGGTTGTTTTGTCTCCGTCAAAAGAAAACAAACACACCAGCTCGCCCACTGCCATTTTTAAAAGGAGCTAGAGATGAAGTTTGACATAACGATTAATTTTCATCATCTATTTTCAGTACTTTTATTGATTTCCGTTACTTGGATTTCATTATATTTAAAGGCTGAGGAAGTTGCGTTAATAGGTATTCCAGCCGTAGTCGGTTTCTATGCCAATAAGCACTATCAAGACCGGAAAAATGGAACAAATTAAATCAATATTAATAGTCGGACTTGTATTGATAGCAGTCGCATTATATTACAAGCCTGCTGTCTATGAACCGCCTGTTTATGTCGAAATCCCTGCGTTGATTGACGATAGTACTAGGGCTGTAATTATTTCTAGCGCGAAGCGAGACTCAGTAGTAGTCAGATATATTGACAGGGTTCGCTGGACGACAAAAGACTCATTAAGAATACAGGACTCGATTCAAATAGTGAGGCTACCCTATGTCAGTATTCTTACAGATTCGGCTGAATATAGGCTTTCGAGACTTGATTCGACTCTAGGTGTAGGTTTTAGTCTGAAAATAGGGTTGGCAGATACCGTAATTCTTGAACCATTTGACACTTTTATTCACGACTTTTGGCTGGATAGTTTAGTGTGGAAGGTCGAGAAACAGCCAGAAGTTAAGCCGCTAAATTGGCTAGAGTGGGTGATGGCGTACCCTGACAAGGTTGCAATAACAGCATTGGTCGCAATGATAATAGGTAAACTATGAGAATATTAGTAGACAGATTTTACGATAACGGTGATGCTACCATTGGCGTAATGATGATAGATACCAAGTTTGAGGCATTTACACTAGAGGACGAGAGGCGGACGAAAAAGGTTAATGGTGAAACGCGAATACCTGCTGGATTATATTTTGTCGAATTTCAAAAAATTGTCACCCCTAAGACTAATATGTACAGGAGAAAATACGAATGGTTTACGTTCCACCTCCAGATTAAAAATGTCGAAGGATTCACAAATGTTTATCTACATATTGGTAATTACGATACCGATACTGATGGTTGCGTTTTACTTGGGTCTACTGCTGACTCTGACTCTGGTACGATAGGGCGAAGCACTAAGACATTCAAGCGTTTTTACAAAAAAGTTAGCACAGCTCTAGAGGCTGGAGAGCAGGTAAGTATGAGGATAATTAACTGATGCCTAAGCGACTGTTTAAATTTAAAGGTTTTTGGGGCGGTATAAACGACGTGTTTAGCCCGCGTGACTTGTCGCCAACTCAGGCAGTTAAAGCTCAGGATGTTGATGTCTCACAGTTGGGTAAAGTCAGGATGATAGGCAGTGAAGAAGCTCATGAAATTGGCACTGTCGAATTGTACGACTGTATTCAAAATTACGGACTATACTTCTACTCTACTGATAGACTTGATGGCGCTAGCGCACTAGAAACTGGCGAAGACTGGATATTATTCCCAGATGCGGCTAATTTAGGACACGCATATGTTTACAGATATGGTCGCGTACTTGGCGCAATTTCAGCCGATGTAATTGACTTCGGTACTACTATTGGACAGCAGCCTGTCTACTAGTCTGTTGACGGCATTGTCAGAATTAGCGATGCTAATTTCGGGGCTAACAATTCAAACAAGTGGCACGGCTACATTAAACGTACTCATTT